CTGGTACGACCAGTGACAGTAAATGTAGTTCAACGTATACATTTGCTCATATATTAATCGACCTCTAGTAGTTGCAGCGAGATGTGTCGGGGAATATTTAGGGTGTGTCGGGCATTATTCCCAAAATGTCGGGCATTACTATTTTCAACATTACCTTTATCTACGTGGCCTACAGCGCAGATTGTCATACTTGTCCAAAAAGTCGGGCAATATCCTACCTACTCTATATATACAAAACGTTTAAACGTTAAATATATATACATACTCTTTTATTCTCTATTAGGAATATAGAGTAAATACTATGACAAGTATGACAAAGAGACACGCGCTGCTCCGCAGCGCTTATAGGGCGGGCGTTACGTAAAAGACTCACCAAAAGCATACGTGTTTCGCTTGACTTCCTACATCAACCGCCACGTATGACGTACAAGCCAGTTTCCAAATGTCGGGCATTATTTAACAATGCCCGACACCCTTTCAATATTGTATGACACTTTGTACATAAATCCACCAATCAGACTAAAAGAGAGATAAACATGTCTAAAGCAGCAGCCAAAAAAGAAGAAATCGTAGCAATTGAGCTACCAATCGTAGCAAACCCGTGGGCGCCGACTAAGCCACAAAACAGCGCAAATGACGGTCCATATTTCGACAGAGGCCATTATCTAGTCGAGATAACTGCCGCAAAGTTGAACACACGCGGCAACCCGTTCGTCAGTTTTCAAGTGAAGCGAAGCCATGATGGGCGCCGGGTAAATCAGTACTATCACATCAACTTTCACAAGGCACCCGAAAAAACGGAGGAAGCGCAAAAGTCCAAAGGCCAGTTGATGTGGGAAGCAAAGTACTGGGACTTAATCCAGTCTCTGTCAGTAATGTCCATCACTGGCCCTGATGACTTAGTCGGTGAGACTGTATGTATGTACATCTCAAAGACGGGCGAGTCACCCATTCCGAACTTCAGTAAATCCAATACATTTAAAACGAGCACACCCACCAATGTGCATAAGCTAAACACCCCGCCGCCCGTTGCGGATATGGATGCTGTCAAGTTTGATGACTTCGATGAAGACAGCGTACCGTTTTAACCACATGTAAAAGGAGTACCCCTTATGGGACTAGATATGAATGCCTATGCAGTAGATGAGAACAAGACACAAAAGGAACTCCAATACTGGAGAAAACATGCAGCGCTCCACGGTTGGATGACCCAATTAGCTATACAAAAAGGTGTTGTTAATCACCCCGCAGATTTCAACTGCGAAAATGTCTGTCTAAATCTAGATGACTTAAATGAATTAGAAACCGCTATTAATGAATGGACGTTGCCCGAAACAAAAGGTTTCTTTTTCGGCGATTTCCCACCGACCCGCGATACAAATGAAGAAGACATGCAGTTCGTGGTTAAAGCACGTGAAGCTATTAAAGGTGGAAATTCCGTCTACTACACAGCTTGGTGGTAGTACCAGTAATAGTAGTAACTGTTATTGACTATAGTATTAACAGTTACTACTATATATACCCTCTCGTCAACTACTAGGTAAAACACATGAGTAAACGTAGAAGACGCAGCGACTTCGACCCGCTAAACGCCGCAGTAGTCATCGCATATATCTGCGCGGTAACCGCCATAATCTTAATAGGGATGTAAACAATGACACAAACGAAAGCAAAACTTACGGAAATGCAGCTAGACAGAGGCGAGTCGTGCTTCTGGCTACGTGTGAACTCAGAAGGCAGTTCTGGCATATCGATATCCTTCCACGAGATAGAAAATTCAGCATTGGATAGAATAGGCAACTTGCTACTGATTAAAGACGAACAGCTTGTTGCGTCCCTGTGGCCCCCCATTTCACACGAAGTAGCATTAATGTACGCCAAATTAGCAATGGCAATAGATTGGCTGGAAGTAGCATGAAGAAACAAATGGATGAAGACATGCAGTACCGCCCCATAAAACGAAAGGCTAAACCGCCCTCGTTCTGGCTAGGTGAGCTGTTAGCAGCCGCCGCACTGACGATGTTCTTCGTCTTAGCCGTAGCCATATTTGGAGGAGTGTAATGGCCATGTATTTCAACAACACCACAAACAAACGCAATCAATGGGAATACCAAGATAAAGCACGCTGCATCAAGCTCTTCAGCAAAGAGTTATGGACAGTAGAGCGTTTAGCTATTGAGTTCCAGTGTAAGAGAGAGCGCATCACCAAGATGTTGCGATGCCATGGTTACCTAGCTGAGATAGATTAGCCATGAACTATCCTGCGGGAATGCCCGCTGATTCAACTGACCCTCGCAGTCCATTCTATACGCAACCACCTGAATGCGAAGATTGCGGGGAAGAGTTAGCCCTAGATTATGACTGTGATGAAGACGGCATTTTTACGACCTCAACTTGTCTGGAGTGCAACAAATGAAGAAATACGGTTACTACCACTTCAAACAGCTAGAGCCATTGGCCATCGAAGCCATGATATCCAAAGTCCCTATCCGCCAGATGGCTAAAAACATGGGTTTAGATTACCAACAATTTGCAAATATGCTGTACAGAAATGGCCTTAAAGCTAGAGATGTAAGACACCAGCACAATAGGAGCAAGAGTGGTGACTAACCAAAAGATTTTAGACAATGCGCCAAAGGAGCAAGAGTGAAAAGGACAAAAAAATATAACCCCAGAAAAAATGTGTACCTCGAAGCAAAGCTAGCACTAAAGAACTCAGCAGTTGGTTTTGTAACTGGCAGCGATGGTTGCAGGATGATTGATTTACGCACACACAGAGTAACAGACCCATCAATACTAACCGCTACGCGGCTATCGACACTACGACACAAATGGTCGGTTTTAATCGCTGTTCTAGGTATAGACAGTAATAATCAGAAATACATGAAGGCTGAAGAAATTCAAGTCGACAAAGAATGCCTGCAATCAGAGCTGGTTGACATACTAAACGAAAAACACGCAGCTCTAGGAAAAAATTTCAACAAAAAACACCTGGTTAACTATGGCTGGATTGGCACACCGTTCATCAAAGTATGGAGGGAGTCCGAAGCATTCGATGTATTAACCAATCTAGGGGCATTCGACCCAACCCAAACACAGGAGACAAGTAATGGCATCACCTAAACCTATGCTACCAAAGATAAAAGAACGCCTGATATACATGATGGCCCAAGGCTGTACTGTAAAAATGCTGGCAGATGCAGAAGACGTTACGGCGTCAACCATGTACCAGCGATTAAAGCGAGCCAACATAGTTCAGCACGCACCGAGAAAACACCAGCGCGACTGGTTAATCGAAAAACCTTTAATACGGAAAATGCTCATAACGAAAACGGTGGCAGAAATAGGTAATCATTACGATATTAGCCCTAAAGCAATGCAGTGCATCCTCAGTAGGTTAAAAATAAGCGCAAGAGCAGAACGACACTATGCAGCGCTGCTTGCCTTGCGTTCTGCCGCCTAGAAATAACAGTTACTAATAAAGAGATTATTATGACCCACTACCATGAAGAAAGAATTCAACAATACATGAAGGAGAACCCCGTGAAAACACTCAAAAAAGGCACGCGTATGTCACAGCTAATGAGAGATACCATCGCACAAGCAGTAGTAACCGAAAACAATATAAAAGAGTTCATCTTATTAGAGTTAGACCGCGAAGAAGCGACTAACCAAATCATTGATGTCTTAAAAATGGAATTCACATTCCATGACGACCCACACGCAAAGCCCGGTCTGCTCCCGGTGTTTCAGGCAATAACGATAGATGAGTTTAGTGACGAGCCGTTTCTATTCTCATTGCACACGCCAAGATGTATGCCCGACATCATGAAGCACGGCGCTGATAAGTTCATCAACCCTGTATTTAGCGGAGCCTTGTACAACAAGATAGTCAACATCGTTGGCAGAGAGCGAGCGTTAGAAGACTTTTCGACTACTCAAAAAGACAAGCTTCTCACCTATCTAGGTGGATTCACGTCACTCAAAGATTTGTTGGCGCAATCTCCAGAGCTAGAACAGTTTGTACCAAATGATAATTTCGTCGAGTACCACGGCGTATCCATTGATCAAATATTGGCAGCATAAAATGAACCTAAACGAGACGACAATTGCTTATATCAAGAAGATGTTCAACCTCGACACCCTAGTCTTCTTAGATTACGAGACGTTCTACAAATCAAAAGCTAACAATGGGACAAAAAGCTTTTCGCTAAAATCCAAGACGTACGCTGAGTACATTTTAGACCCCCAAGGCCGGTTCCATGTCACCGGCTTAGGCGTAGCGGAGGACATGTCGCCGGTTGAGTATGTGCACGAGGCTGACGAAGTCCAAGCACTAATCGACGAGTACAAAGCACGCCGAGAACAGGGTGAACGTATAGGTGTTGTCGCTCACAACGTCCAGTTTGATGCATCTATATCCAACTGGACGCAGCGCCTAAATTGGGATGCATATTTCTGTACCAAGATGATGCGCACCCTACTCCACAGTGACCGTTCATCGTCATTGAAAGCTGCATGTTTAGATATGTGGCCTAATGATGAGAGATTGAACAAAGGTGGCGAAGAGCTAGCCGATGTAGACGGTATTTCATACCCATACATCACATCCGAGCAGCACCAAGCACTCGAAAAATATTGCATTCAGGATGTGAATTTATGTCGCAATCTATTCCTGAAGTACGTGCCTGACATTGTCAGTCTAAGGCTGTCCCACGAACTAGTATTGATGAACATAAATGCACGCGGAGCAGTAGAGCCCCAGTTCATGATTGCGCGCGAGCTGTTGGAGGAGGTGCTTGCGGATGAGGATCTGAAAAAGAAGTGGGTATTAGCCGCAGCAAAAGAAGTGGCTGACATGTATGGACTTACGTGTACTGATAAAACATTCTCATCCAATCCCCAGTACGCTGAATTACTGGAGAAATTAGGAATGGAGGTGCCGCTAAAAGTATCACCCACAACAGGGCTACTAGCGCCCGCCCTTGGCAAGGACGACCCTCCATACATAAAAGCCCAGATTAAACACCCTCAGCTTGCTGCGATATTCAAAGCAAGGGACACGGTGAAATCGACCATATCTGCGTCTAGGGCAACAAGAATGATAGATGTCGCAGATAAGTTCCACGACGAAGGTTTCGAACAGGCAGATATGCCTTTCTTCCTTAACTATTTTGGCGCCAAACAGACTGGCCGATGGTCAGGCGGTCAGAAAGTTAACCAGCAGAACAACACCCGAGGCGGAAAGCATCGTTTATCAATGTTAGCCCCTCCAGGTCATCAGATTGCAGTATGCGATTTATCGAATATTGAAGTCCGCGTCAACATGTGGATTTGTGGGCAGCAGGACATCTTAGACCAGATGGCTTCCACTGACCATATGGACTCAAAAGACCCTCTCAAGTATGACTATTACTGCGATGTTGCGTCCCCTTTGTTTGGCAGAGCATTGACTAAATCTGCTGACAAAGACGAGCGCCAGATGGGTAAAGTAATGGGATTAGGTCTAGGTTTCGCTATGGGCTGGTCTGGCTTCCAAGACTATCTAGCCAGCGGCGCACTGGGTATGGACCCGATGTTCAAAGACGATGACTACTGTAAAAAAGTAAAGCACGCATATGAGCAGAAGCATCCGATGGTCGTCAAGATGTGGAGATTCCTGTCCAACAACGTAGAGGGGATCATAGTAATGGGTGGCGAGTTGGCATTTGGGCCAGACGGTACGTTTATAGCCCGCAAAGATTCCATCGAGCTGCCAAGTGGTCGATTCCTAAAATACCCCAATGCCAGGTATGAAGGCTCCGAGACACAAAATGGGTATCAGCAGCGTGCCATTTTCGACTCAGACAAGACAGACCGTTTCGGCAACGCAGTACCCAAAGGTATGTGGCATGGCTTACTCATCGAGAATTTAGCACAAGCCACAGCTCGCGATGTGATGGCCGAGCAGATTGTACAAGTAGAAAATACACTCCAACGCGAAGGTTACGGTTGGGTGATGGGCAGCGTTCACGATGAAATTTTAGCAGCTGTTAAGTTCACAGATGCAGATTATGCCTTCCAAGAGATGCAGTCCTGCATGTCTAAGCCGCCGCCATGGGGCGAAGACATACCACTAGCGAATGAAGGAGGTTATGCCCGTGAGTACAGTAAGTGACAAAAGAATAAAATGGATGGAAGGGAGAATAAAGTGGCTAGAGGATCGCCTTGGTATGTACGGCAAACTAAATGAGATGTTGTGCGCCCAGCTTCAAAAACACACACAAAAAATAAAGCAACTAAAAGAGGACAATCTATGAGACCGAATCACTACGCAGCGAGTAAACCAACGGTTGTGTTGTTAGACATCGAAGGCCAAGAGCCCCAAGCACTCATGGATGGCGGGGAGCCGATGGTCTTCACGAGCCTGAAAAAAGCACAGAAACATGTGCAGATGCGGATAGAAGAAAGCATGCACAAGCACATCGTGTTTGTGAATGAAGACCCGACATACGGCGCTGGTGACCGCGAGGAAACCAACAACAGAAAGTGTTTAAAGTGCAAGAGCTTCTTACGCCCTAGCCTACAGCAAAATAACTCAACCCTGCCCGACGGTACACAGCTAGCAGTCGACATTTTAGACTGCCCAGTATGCGACCTCGGCGAATCGGAGCAAAGATTATGACCGACATTATTATCCGCCATGTGCCCAGCCTTGGTTACCTGCCAATCCTAGAAATAGATGGCACTGAGGTGTACCGCGGCGAGTACAAAACCACATCGAAGCAAGCTTTAAAAGCGTGCGTAGATATCCAAGCACGAATTAACTTTTAGGAAAACACCCATGACCAATATATTAGCCTTTAACCTGCCGCCAACTATAAAAAGCGCAGTAACAGATGTAGGTAATTTGGCAGTTGAACGAGATTTCAGAGCCACAGCGCCTAAAGAAGTAGCAGACATTTTCTTCCCAGTGGAGATGGTTCCTCTAGAAAGCTTAACAGGTATTAAAGATTGCGGATTCCAAGCAGTTGTCCGCAAAGACACCAACAAAATTCTCAAAGTACACGGTAGTCGCTACACACTAATCAAGAATGAGGATGTGTTCGGATCCGTTGACAAAATATTACGCAAAACTGAAGGCTTAGACACCGATGGAATGCGTGTCGTAGACCAAACCGCCTACGCCGGGGGGAGAACGATACGTTCGTACGTGTTCCCGGCGCATGAAATAAAAATTAACGACGGTGATATCACCCAATTGCGTGTAAATGTCATCAATTCCTACGACGGCAGCACGAATCTACGCATATGTATGGGCGGTTACCGCATTGTATGCGCAAACGGCATGATTGTAGGTGACAGTATCGGAAACTACACAAGTCGCCACTCTAGCGGGTTCAGCTCGCCTGAGATTACCAATCGAATGGCGTCCACCCTCAACAACTTCTTCCAAGTAGGCGAGCAGTGGAAACACTGGGCAAATACACCATGCAGCAACTTACAAGCACAAGCCGTCATCAACAAGTTAGCAGGTGAATCTGACTCACTACGCTCTGATTTAGCCGACTTTTGGCTAGATGAAAAGCACAAGTTAGGTGGCAGCATGTGGGCACTTTTCAATGCACTGACTTTTTGGTCAACGCACTACGAGATTAAAGGTGCAAGCATGGACAACTCCGCAGCAATCGTACAGTCCCGCGAAGCACGCGTAGGTCGTATCATTTCATCTGACTTGTTTAGGGCAGCAGCATAATGGGCGCTGACCCCCTATCGTTTACTAAGTTCTGGATAAACAATAAAGAAAGAATAAAAGACAAATCATTCTTACTAAGAAAAGAATCATGGGAGGTAGCGGTAGTAGATTACCAAGAATATTTGACAGAGCAAAAAAAGAGGGGCGCGTCATTACGCTACCCGTAAATAGTAGTAACTGTTATAGTGATAAGTTCTACACTAATAATAAGGAAAGCGAATGGCTGATATTGCCGATGACGCGCAAGACCTGATCGAACTAACGGTAGCAGCCGCCGTTAGCCGAACAAAAAGTAAAAAATTTAACAAGCAACCCAAAGGTGTTTGCTATTTCTGCCTCTCCCCCGTGGAGACTCACCAATTATTTTGTGACAAAGATTGCGAGCACGACCATACACGTGACCAGATAAACAAGAGGGTATAACGTATGAAATTGCACTTTATAGCCGCCGACAAAAAAGTCGGTGCAATGGCCAAAACCATAGGGCTAGCAGACGGGTCAAACCGCTCCTACCCCATGGCGTTTAGAATGACAACAATGCTAGAAGAGTTCGATGTAGAAACCGAGGGGTTACCCAGATACGTCGACTTACTATCAGCGCACGCTGGTCAGGGACACGCGCTTTACAAAGGTATGTTCCAACGCGAATTGGTTAACGAATCAAGACGCGGACTAACCGACAAGACACTAAAAACACAGTTCATGGTGCTAGACATCGATGGGCTAAAAATAGACGGTTTAAAAGCGATAGACAAGGGCAAAGCTACCACGGCCTCTGTCAAAAAAGTGGCAGAAAAAGTCATCTCGTTCATGCCCCCCGCCCTCCAGAAAGTTAGCTATGTAGCTTTGGCCTCCAGTTCTTTTGGGCTTTACGATGAAGAGTGCAGCGTGCACATTCACTTCCTACTCAAAGAAGCGGTTGACCCCCGCGCTCTCAAACACTATTTGACCTCGTTAAATTTCACGCAGAATGAAATATACGAAAAGCTAAAGCTAACGCCCAGCAAGATGAAAATCAAATCAGTCGTCGACCCGTGCCTAGCAGAGCCAGCCAGAGTTATATATATAGCACCGCCTATGTTTGGTCCTACTGGCAAAAATCCTTTTAAGAATGACAAGCAACGTTTTGCGCTAGTTAATAAAAGCGAGCCTCTTTTAGACCTACATGCCGAGCTAGAGCGGATTGATGACATCACTGATTTTGTCAACGAACGCAAAAGCGAAGTGCTAAAAGATAAGCAAAAACGTGCTGGACTGACTGCATTCAAACCGAAGTTCAAGCGTATCAATGTTGATGGGCGCGAAGTAAGCGTCGTGGCCAATCCGCCACCTGCTAGGTTCAGTCTAGCCTATGAAGACAGTGAGTTTGTTCGATACAACATAGGGAACAGTAAGAGCAACGCCTACTGGGTGACTTTAACCAACCCTGAAGTTATGTATTGCTTCTCACCAGATGAAGTCCCGACGCTGTTCAAGGCATGGGATGGCGAAGCATACGCAGCGCACATCGAGCGTTTCGGCGGGGGATACACTCCTACTGTTAACGCAGAAACAGGTGTAACAGCACATGTATCTAGGACGATGTTCATCGACCAAGAATCCGACAACTACTTCACAGTAGAGTTAGATATAAAAACCGATGACATTGTTGAGATAAAAAAGCGCAAGAATCCGGTAGTAGCTGGCGAGTGGATGAAACACTACGGCCAAATGGTACCTGACCCGGTACCAGCGGTTCACATAGTAAATCACCCGGACGAGGAGCGCACTGTTTTCTCGATTGGCGACAAGCAGTTCCTAAATAGATTCAAGCCCTCCATGTATATGAAGGATAAGACGGGGCATATATTTCCTCTGGAATCATCTTATGGCAACGCTTGGCTACTGCACTTAGATGCACCTGTCATATCAGAAATAATACTAAATATGCTCGGCGACGACCTAGATTGTTTCGAGCATTTTATTAACTGGCTGGCCTTTATATTTCAGTTTAAAAACAAAGCCGAAACAGCGTGGATGCTGCACGGCACTGAGGGTACGGGTAAAGGTCTGTTCTTTAAAATGGTACTTCGCCAGTTGTTTGGGCAAGGCTACACAGCGCAGAACACCTTGCAAGGTATAGCTGATGACCAGTTCAATGCGTGGATGGAAGATGTGTTCATCCTGATGGTTGACGAGTTCAACATCAAGGGGACCAACAGCGCGGCAAAAACAGAAGGCATGTTGAGAAACATGATCACCGAGCCGACGATGATGCTGCGAGATATGCAAGCCGTGCAGCGCCCCGTAACACAGCGCGTAAACTTTATATTTGCAACCAACGAAATGGATGGAATGCCAGCAAGCGACAAGCGACGGATAACAGTTGCACCCCGCCAGATGCGGACGCTAGAAGCCCGATTGGAGTACCTTAAAAAGTACCGAGATGAGACAAACGAGCTTATATCAAGCGAACTAACCTCGTTCGCGCGGTATCTGTTCTCGTTCAAAGTGAACAAAGGACAGGCATCTACAGTGCTAGAGAATTCAGCACGCAAAGACGCACAAGAAGCGAGCCGTTCCGCATCAGACAAGTTCTTCGTCAACCTCATGGAAGGCAATTTCGAGGCATTCGCTGGAATACTCGACAAACCATCCGCCAACTTAGACCCCAACGAGCAGTACAAGATATCAAGGTCTAAAACGTTCATCACCGCCAACCTTCAACACGTCAATACGGGCAGAGCTTGTTACTTACACAAAGATGACCTGCGTGCCTTATACAGCTACCTAGCTGGCAAAGATATATCTGATAACGCGTTCGGGCGGATGATGGGTACCCATGAGGCTAAAGTCAAACGAGTCACCACCCCAGTTGGCCATACAGCAAAACTGACTACCCGACCCTACTGCGTAGAAGTCGAGTGGGTCTACAGAGACACCGATGCTCTAGCCGAGTTAACAAAAAATAATCTGTTGCCTCGCGGAAACGTGAGCAGCATTAATCAAAATACTGAGAGCGACGACGAGCGTAAAGCCAAAGAAATGGCCGATGCACTCAGAACGCTCCAAGATTAGGAGGTCATTATGGACTTAAAAGCCGTACTCAATAAAAAAGCCGCTGATACGGGGCAAAAAGCGGTAGAGGGCGTACTCGTCCCTGCTGCTGTAGCACCCAAAGCCAAAAGCATGAAGGATCTAACAGCCTCGCTAAATAAAGCTAAAGAAAAAGACCCCGCAAAGGGCGAAGTCGACGTACATTTTGAAGTAGGCCCCGTGCCCACATGGTCGTTCTCTGGCCTTAAATCACACGAGAATTGTAAGCAGTATACCTTTCTAAATAAAGTAAAGAAAATACCCCAAGAATCTGGTCCAGCGGCCTCTCGGGGTAGCGAGTTTCACGATGGCTGTGAGCTATGGGTACGCGGTGAGAAAGGCGAACTACCATCTGATAACAAGAGTAAAATGGATGCCTTTAGCGACCAGTTCGTGCAACTCAAGAAAGATTTCCGCGATGGCAAAGTATCCCTTGAGGATAAGTGGGGCATACGCAAAGACTGGTCGCCCTGTGAATGGTCAGACGAGGAGATTTGGGGCAAAGCAGCACTTGATGGCTTTGTCATGGAAAATGAACACTCGTGCCGGATTATTGACTATAAAACTGGTCAAAAATTTGGCAATGAAATGAAGCACGCTGACCAAGGTTTGTGCTACGCATTGCACGCTATGCACCGCTACCCCGACCTCGACATTTTTCAAGTTGAGTTCTGGTACCTAGACCAAGGCGTGACCACCGTACGCATGTTTAACCGCCGTCAGCTCAACATCCTACTGCCTCGCTACCACTCACGTGGCCAGCAGATGACGATGACACCAAAAGACGGCTTCACAGCCAGTGCTAATTTGCATTCTTGTAGATTTTGCAGTTACGGCAGCAATAAAAATGCGAAGGGCAAACCCTACGGTAATGGTGCTTGCGACTCAGACATTTATAAAACTCTGGAGGAATAATGTTCACACCTAGAGCGCACCAAAGTAAGTTCGCCGACATGTTCGGCACTAAGAAACGCGTATTAAACTTCGACGGCTGCGGGACGGGCAAGACCCTGTCTTGTGTCCTCGCAGTTCAGCGTCACTTTCCTGGCAAAAGAGTGTTAGTTTTTGCTCCGTTGACTATTTTAGAGCCAGCATGGGGTAAAGACTTAGCGTTCGGATGGCCGCAGACAACTGTAGCCATAGCCTCTGGGAGTATGTCCAAGAAATTAAAAGCTTTTAATAGCAAAGCTCAGTGGGTAATAACCAACCACGACTCAGTAAAAATGGTCGTGGAGAATGAGTTGTACAAAGATTTTGACGTTGTGATCATAGACGAGGGCGATGCCTTTAGAAACCGTACGTCAAAACGCTCAAAAGCCATGGTAACTGTCGCAAAGCATGTCGAAATGTTCTGCCTTATGACGGGCACACCGACGCCAAAAAGCGTTACAGACATATGGCATCTAGCTTTTCTAGTAGATGCTGGCGAGCGGCTAGGCCAAAACTTCTTCGGTTTTCGTCAGCAAGTTTGCGACGCACGGCCTGTACCCGGTGCACCTCCGGGCGCCATGGATTTCACCGATAAAGAAGGTGCTAACGACCATGTTTCCCTTCAATTATCTGACATCACGACGCGTGTTACGCTAAATGATGTGGCCGAGCTGCCCGATACGACTTACCGCACAGTGCTGGTAGATTTGCCGAGCAAGTTACGCGCTCAGTATGAGTTCTTAAAAAAGCAATCAATCATGGCGCTAGACTCAGGCGAGGTAGTTACCGCTATCCACGCAGGGTCTAGGATGCAAAAACTGTTACAGGTTCTATCTGGCGCATTATACGACGAGTACGGCGAAGCAAGAAATGTTCACGTTGACCGTTATGCGCTAGTAATGGACTTAGCCGAAGAAGCAGACCACTCACTTGTTGCATTCAACTGGACGCACCAACGAGAGGGTCTTGTAGCCGAGGCAAAGAAACGCAAAATCACCTACGAAATAATCGATGGCAGTGTGCCAGCGAGTAGACGCTCAGGTATTGTTGAACGGTTCCAAGCAGGGCTAATACAGACATTGTTTGTACACCCCCAATCTGCTGGACACGGCCTAACGCTCACCCGCGCAAATCGTATCATTTGGGCATCGCCTAACTATCGCGCTGACCTTTACGAGCAACTTAACCACCGCATTATCCGTACCGGACAAGTGCGTAAAACCGAAATCATACATATCGCCGCCGCGAATAGTGTCGAAGAGACCGTGTATGAAAAACTAATGGGCAAACAAGTCAGAATGCTTGACCTGCTCAACACCCTTAAAGAACTGGCGCAAGCCGCTTAAATCACCCATAGAGAGACAAAATCATGACTGCATTAAACACATTAAACGTTACAGCTAAAACTATCGACTTAGTTAAATTGAACACCATCATTAAGGACCTTCGCACTACCCAGAAGGTGCTTGAAACCCTTGACGCTGACCGTGCGCTAGTTGAGACCAAGCTTGAAGAAGCCAAGTCTAACCTTCAGCACGCTGCGGATACTGGCAACTACGATGACATTGCCAAATATAACCCTACCTGTAAGCGCCTTAAAGCGGTGCTTGCCGAAAGCCCTGTTGCAAAGCTTGAAGCCTTTGACAAAGCGGTTAATGAGTTAGCGGAATTTGTTACCAGTCAAGTAACCGACACTTCTAACGTAGAGCAACTATCCAAAAAGGTCGCGTAATATGGATGAAATAAAGATAGACCGTAAGGAGCTGATTAATCGGCTCTTTGCCGTTCGTGCTGAAATATCCCAAATTGAAGCCGGAAGACTCAAAGATTTAAAAGCGGTAAAACTGACAATTGAGAACAATCTCAAGGCGGAGCTAGAAGTAGGTGAAGCCGCCAAGTTTGCGGGCATAGGCACCGTATCTATGAAAGAAGAGATACAGCCCGTAGTGACCGACTGGGACGCACTGTACGCGTATGTAAAAGAAACAGATGCCTTCTATCTATTCCAACGCAAAGTGAACGGAGCGCCGTTTAGGGACGCGCTGGCAGCGGGTATTTCAATTCCTGGGCTAGAGCCTGTAACCGTTAGAAAACTAAATGTTCGCGCTGATTCTGTGGCATCTAAAGCTGCCTAAAGATAACAGTGAACTACTATCTTATGTTAGCAGTAATGCTAATATAGTACCTCGTAACGGCTTGTCACTGTTATGGGTGAGTACGACAAAAACCACTCTTTACTGAGTGGTTTTTACTAACTAATGACACATTAACTTATAGTGAGAAATGCATGACCAAGAAAAATGAATTATCTGTCCCCGCCATTTTTGATGGAAAAACCACTGTTGCGACCCGCGCTGAAAATGTAGGGCAAGGCTCCGCTTCTGTTACTGCCAATGACATGGCAATCCCCCGCTTAAAATTACTGCAAATGATAAACCCTGAAGTTCAGCCCGGTGGGCCCGAACAAGTACAAGGTGCGCAAGCAGGCATGATCATGAATTCCGTGAACAACGAGTTGTTTACATCGGTATTCCTCATCAACCTCAACTTTACCCGTAAAACGGTCGTGTGGAAAAAGCGCAAACAAGGCGGCGGAATGGAAGGCCAGTACGATACCGAAGCAGAAGCTTTAGCATCACTAGCTGACCAAGGCTTAAACCAAGCTGACTACGATGTCTCTGAGAATCCAACGCATCTTGTGTTGCTTCTTAACGACGACGGCGAGCCAAAAGCGACCGCCCTACTCGACATGCCCGGAACTAAGGTGAAAATCTCTAAGATTTGGAACACCAAAATCCAAGAGCAGGAAGACCTCGGCAACCCACGTTACGGTTGTGTATGGCAGTTAAAAGTAATCTCGCAGTCTAATAGCTCGGGTAACTTCTTCAACTACGCCATCGACTTGGTAGCTGTAGCGCCTGACGAAATGTACGGCAAGGCTCAAGCAGCCTACAATGCTTTCTTCGGTAACAAAGAAGCCAAAGCCGCGTAAAAAGAAGTCCTGCAATACTTTCGACCGCCTTTATAGGCGGTCTTTTTTATGCCTAAATTTTGGGAGAGTAACATGATCGAAGCAGCCTACACCAAAGCCCTCAACAAACACCTCCCGAGGCATGTTAGGTGCTGGAAGATAAACGATAGTTTTGAAGGTGGCGTACCCGATTGTTTCTACCGAGACAAGACAGGAGCCGTCCCACCGATGTGGTCTGAACATAAATTAATAAAAGCTCTACCCAAACGCGAGTCAACGTTAATAGTGCCCAACCTGTCCGCCCTACAGCTTATGTGGCTAATGGAGGCACAGGATGCCGACGAGCGTGTTTGTGTTGTTATCGGGTGTGAAGAGTTAAGAACCAATGAGGGCGTTAAGTCAGTTATATTATTCGACCCAAAACAGTGGCAGCAAGGTGTGAGCAAAAACTACTTCATAGAAAATGCATTAAACTACAAAAAAATAGTAGTAAAAATGGGTTTTTATATTAAATAATAGTAGGAATAATTCCTAGTTTGTTATACTGTCACAAAGTGGGCTAGTTTGAGTAGACAAAAAAGCCTTTAAACACCCTATAAAACAGTTATCTACAGGTAAATACACGCTAAACGCTTAAAATACATAGTAACGGTTAGTTTTTACTGATATATTCCTCAAACAGGAATCTTCAACGGAAGAAGATTTAAACATCGGGGTGTATATTATGGCAAATTTTAGTAATGAAGTTTTAAGCAAAGTAAACAGCGTATGGAACTCGCACAAAGAAACATCGCAGTCGAGTCAAGCAAATGCTGCCGCAGCGATGGGCATGAATCAATCGGCATATAGCCAATACTTGAGGGGTGCAATTCCCTTAAACGAGCAATTTATCAGTAAGTTTGCGCAACTAACGCGAACACCTTTAACAGAGTTTGGTATAGAAGGTGAAATACCTTCGCAAGATTTACGTACAGTTACGCTAGAGGTCAAACAGACACTCTCTGGCAAACCATTAAAGAATGATTTTGTAGCAGTAAAATCACTAGTTCCGCATTGCGGATGTTACCTAGTAAGAGTTGACTACTCGAACCATATTTTTAAAAGAGGATCGCTCTTAGTGATGGACCCAGAGCGAAGTATCGGTGAGGAAGACACCGTAATTTATAAAAGAGCAGGGAAACCCTCGGTTTATGGAAGTGTACATCTGTCAGAGGACGGATGGGAGCTGCAAGAGCCGCATTGGTTCGGAGGTAGAAATTACTTAGTCGACGTTAATGACGACATCGACGCGATAATATCTGTTATTCCCCCCGAATCAAAAGGTGCGGTATTTAAGAAGTAGTCGGCGATATTGCTGGACTTTAAATAAGGGAACACTGTGACACCAGCAAATAATACGCTAGAAGAAAAAAGAAACCCGAAACACTATAAAAGTAGATCTGTTCAGTGCATAGAGTTTTCAAGACATCTAGATTTTGGATGTGGTAACGCATTCAAATATATTTGGCGAGAAGGGCTCAAGGATACCTCTGAAGTAGAAAGAGCTAAAATAGATTGGTATGTTTCAGACGTATTAGTTTTTGAGCCTGCAACACTGCATGATGCGCTTCGAGACATACTAGTTCGAAGAATATCAATAATGCGCGACGAGTTTGAAGAAGATGCTTGGTCTCTACTTGTCGGTACGCTATACGCTGCCAGCGGCGACTACTCCATGTTGAGAGAGTATGCTAAAGAGCACAAGATAATGAAACCCCTCGCGCATGATGTGATGTTTGGCTCCTAGGAGCCTTTATTTTTGCGATCAATTAACAGTAACTACTATTAGGTATATAAGTATGAGTAGCAAAGAATCCATTATGGACACCGAAGCCTTTCAACCACCGCGCCTTAGAATTAAGAAAGTACACCCTGACGCCCGAACGCCCTCACTAGGGTCGGAAGATGCGGCAGGTTTAGATCTCTGCACGGTCGACAGCGTTGACATACCCGCAGGAAAAAGAGCACTGTTAAAAACAGGTCTATCCATGGCCATCCCTCCAGGTCTTGTTGGACTTATTTGGCCGCGCAGCAAGCTAGCGGCAAAACACGGGCTAGATGTGTTAGCTGGCGTGGTCGACGCTGACTACCGTGGCGAAGTAATGATTTCGCTGCTAAACACAGGCGACAAAACTGTTGAACTGCGTAAAGGGGATAAAGTTGCTCAGATGATCCTACAACCCTACCTTTCTTGGATACCACTAGACCTAGTTGACACGTTGCCCGGAACAGAGCGTGGCGACGATGGCATAAATAGTAATGAAATGAGACTGAGGAGTCACTAGTCAATGCAAGAAGTAAAATTTACCGCAGATGCGCTAGCAGAGAAGTATGGTGCCGTATTATCTACGGAAAATTTAGCTGAGGTACTGGGTGTTAAAAAAACTACAATACAGCAGGCAATATCACGGGAAACGTTTCAGATCCCCGTGGCAAAAATAGGAGGTAAATGGGTCGCACTCGCGTATGATGTAGCCGTTTACCTGTCAAATGCGAGGGTTGTTTTTAACGCCGCGTAAACATATTAGCAATCTTACGGGCATCGGGATGCGTGTACCTCTTAGTTGATTTGAGGTCTGCATGTCCCATGGCCGCGCCAACCAAACGAATATCCATGCCACTGTCTGAGTGGTAACTGCCAAACTCGTGCCGCAAGTCATGTGGGCTAATATCTTTTATGCCTAGCCGCTTGAACAAGTATTTAGTGCCTTGGTTGATCGTATCAACATGTGACCATGGCCACAATTTGTCGCCATCATCACTCATGCGCGACACAATCTTTAGGATAGCCGCCGCTCTAATAGTGAGTGGCACATCTCGACCCGTTCTCTGCCTTGTTCTGGTCTTATCCGTCTTTTGCTTGTCCAGCTTGTAGACCCTGTTCTTGTAATCGATAAGGCTTTTCTTCATGCCGAACAACTCCGATCGCCTCATACCAGTTTCGATGAACAGCAGCACCGCCATCTGGTGAAATACTTGGCCACCCTCGCACTTGCACCGGCGAATTGCTTCGTACTCGCCATCCCTCAAACGAGATGTCCGTTCGACATTTGCCCCCGCTAACAATCCTGCTTCTGACATTCGGTGCATGGCCTCGCGCGGGGCATTTCCATCTGGCAGGGTAATACCCCATAACCGTTCGGACACTCGGAACACATTAATCAAGTCTTTGATGTTTTTCTGCACGTAACCTGTTGACCACAGCTTGCCCTCTTTGCTGCGCTGCACCTTGTTCTTTAACATGCCAGTGAAATAGGCGTAGAAATAGTGCAGGTCGGCAGCCGCCAGCGTAACCTTGCCCACCTCTGTTTTTATACGGGTTAAGCGCATCGTGTCGCTTACTATTGTGGAGGCCGCTTTTGTCGGGACGATTTCATCCACGTAGCGGTCGATTAAATCTGCTAGCAAATACCCTTTTGCTGTGCGAAGATCGATAAATTCGCCCGAGTCCATTGCCAACTCAACTTTTTTAGCCCAAGATTCCGCTACAGTCTTCTTTTTGAATGACCGCACAAGCGGCGAATACTTGTATTTACCCTTGCGAATTTCAACCGTGTACGTCTCGCCGCGCTTTCTTATTCTGGCCATGACTTATCTACTGTTAAAAAGGGGATCTCGATCCTACAGATTTTTACTAGGTGGGTCAACAGTGGGTCAAAGCATTTGGGCCTACAACAAATCCCTTTTAAAACAATCACTTAAAATGTACCCGTAAGCCCTCCTAAGGCTTAGATCTTGGTTCGATTCCAGGTGGGGATACCAAATAAAATCGTTACAAATCATACAGTAACAGTCGTACTAATAAAAACACCCATAAGTATATTTGAGGGTCAAAGTGGGTCAAACAGTACTTTTCAGTATAATTCTGTGTAAACCAGTAAAAATAGGTGGGTCAGGAGTGGGACACAAACAAAAATGCCCGAAACTGATCCGGGCATTTAAATGTAGGTGGGTCACTAGTGGGTCAAATGACCCACCCCACAAAAACCACTAATTAAGAGGTGCTAAACTACGTCAGATAACGTTATGTCAGCAGATGTGACATTAGCTGTACCATTAGCGTTAGCGTATGTCTCGGCAGCACTATCAAAAACTTTGTACGCTTTAAGAGTACCTGCTCCCCATAGGCTGAAATGGCTTACTACTTGACCGGCTAAAGCGATGGGTATAGCGTATGTAGTTGACAAACTACGCGTCCCTGCTGAAGCACTAGAGTATGCAACTGTTGTTTGTGTTCCTGCAATAAGGCCTACTGATCCGGCGGCGGTTGGATCTGCACTGTGAAGTTTGATCTCATCTATTACTATACCGTTCAGGGCTTCCTGTTTTGCTGTATCTGTTAGTGCCATTATGTTATCTCCTGAATTAAGGTTTGTGTTATTGTTAGTGGGTTATTAAATACCGGAGGGAGTTTATTCCCCGCGGCGTCATAAACGACAAATTGATGAGTAAAATTACCCCTAAAGGTTATCTGACTATCATCAATAGTTGTGACAAAATCATCACCATCGCGCTCGATGCCGTTCCCCAGCGTCAGTCGCAGGAGTATCTCACCGTGTGAACGTGCTATGAGATATTCAGCGTTTGTAAACAATGACGATGAGGCAATTGCGCCCGCAGCGTCAGTTATAGATGTTCTGAATTTGTTATCGCTGTGTTGTGAAAGTAAATCTCTCATTGTTTGAATCCCCCATCAAATCGCTTATTTATACCAAATACAGTACCGTCGAATCTCTTAATTACCTTTAATGCCATCCCGTCGAAGTAGCCATCCCCCACTCCAAACTTTACAAGTGAGGCGACTGAAGTGCCCTCTATGCGCATACTGTATGCGTTGACCACGTTATCCTCGTTGAACACGCTGCCTGACACTGCGAGTGCCCATGATAGTGTGGCTGCATTATCAGTGAGTTTTGTAAAAGATGTTATGTCGTCTACGCGTAAGTGCAGGGCACTAGAAATTGAAGAGTATTTTCCGTACTGTACTGTAGCCCCAATACCCAGATTATTAACAGTCGCTATGTTATGGGCTGTCTTAGTGTGTATTCCAGAATTGGAAACAGATAAAAACGTATAACTGTCTAATCTCCCTAACTTTTTGTGCTGCGCGTATGAACCCGCATCAAGCCCCATAGAGCCATTAAAAATGAAAACCTCGGCAGCTCCCTCAGTGCTAGTGAATAGCCCTGAAATAGTTGCGGATAGACCCATAGTTCCAGAATAGCTAGCAGTTTTATTAACCGCGCTAGCCTGATCTATAGAACCGTCGACGTAACCAGCCGCACTAGCCATTTTACTAACTGTAGCTGCTATACGTGAACTGATACCCAGATCAACACTTTCGCTACTGAGCTTGTTTATTGCACAAGAAGTGTCAGTTAGGCTACTCATAATTACTGAGAATGAATAAGTATCTGCTCCACCCCCGCCACCACCTTCGTCAGCAGCAGTCCACCATGCACCTGTTGCAGATTGGTTGTCATATTCTATTGATAGCTGGTCTGATGTTGGTGCGTAGTCATATAAAGATACTTCGTCTATGATACCGTCGAAAAAGGCACCTTTACTGCCAACAGAATCATCTACCCCAACAAATGCGGTATCAACCCCTAGTGTCCCAAGTGTTGCCGTGGCTGTTGCTACCGAAACACCATCTACAAACAACTCAATGTTATCACCAGTCCTAACCCCTACAACCCAATAATATTGTCCTACCGTTGGAACTACCGCTGATGTTGCGTTAGCTAAATTACCTGCATTGTCCCTAACTAAAAACCTCAATTGGTCAGCAGGAGATGTTCCCGTTAAGTATGATATCGGTGTACCCGTTGCACTTGCCCTTGCTTGCAGTATTGAGTTTCTACTGCTTCCACCCAGCGAGTCAAATTTAACTATAGCACCCGAAGCATAGCTGGTTGAGGTAAAGTCAACTTTGGCGGAACTTAGGTATTCTGCGGAGCCGTCAAAATCTAAGGCATCCCCTACAGCACCCGCCATTAAATTCCCTGCTGCCATAGCTGTTGCAGACATATCTGAGGCATTCACTGAACTATCAAGAATGGAGCCAACAGGGTTATTATTCATGTGTAGAGATTGCTTCCTGTTCACCCAAACAGCATTACGACCAAAAGCAGCATCAACTGCTGGTTGACTAGCACCTGTATTGTCACCCCATACATATATTAGTGCACCTGTTGCTACACTAGGAACCTTGACCCATACAACATCCCCTGTTGCCTTGGTAAACGTTACTACTTCACAGGCTAGGGGGTAAAGACCGTCTACATCACTACTAAATCGTAAGTCACCGCCGCCAGCATCAAGGCTAGCAAGCATTGTGGACGTGAAGTCTTCAAACTTAACTAGAGTTGGTAGATTAGCTGCTAAACCCGTTACTGACGGTGCTGTTAGTGAACCTAGTCGTGTAAAGTTAGCTGCTAGATTATCGTACTCGACCCACTGGCTGTCGTCTGTTGGGAAGCTTACTAAAGCGCCGTCATTGGTCCCTACTGTGTCTTTGAGAACTGACCCTGTCCCACCTGTTGCGGATGGGTCGTATTTGTGGATTAATACCCCGTTATCTTCAATACTCAGGCTTCGCAGCGTACTACTAAAATACCCAAGTTGCCCTATGTATTGGAAATACGCATCGTAAGTAGTAGATATTGAGTTTGTAAAACTACCAACGGTTAATATCCTGTTAGCACCAATTCTCTCAAAAGTGCCCTCAATTAAATCACCTGCGGTGGCTTGAATATCCAGATACGCCGTCCGTGTGTCTGCCCCCGGCCTGAAAAACATGCGGGTTGCGTCGTATGGCCCAAAACCTTCTCTGGCTCCGCGACTACCACCTTTGCCCATTATCCTCTCTGTGGCACCACTGGAAGGCCATATGAAGCTAAAGGTGATTTTAAAATCACCTGTCATATGTATTGGGGTAGAGAGGTTTACATAATCATTAACACCATCGAACGCTAAAGCGTAAGAAATGTTATTACTGCCACCTTCGTCAGCAGCAGTCCACCAAGCACCTGTTGCGGATTGGTTGTCGTATTCTATAGCTACTTGGTCTGAGGTTATTGCTGTACCGTTAACAGCTCTAGCTTCTGCTATTTTACCATCTAAGGTTAGGTCTGCATTTGCCCCCACTACGCCGCCAAATGCTAAAAGCTCAGACCTGTTTGCCCTTGTACCTGCCACTGACGCTGTGCCTATTGAATTACCATCCAAGTAAAACGATATTGACGTCCCGCTTATCGTAACAACAACCAATTGGTCAGTAGCAACCGTCAGGTTGCCAGTACTATTAGGGCTGCTAGTTCCAACAATAATTGCAGGCTGTGAGCCTTCAAGCCTTAGTGATGCCTCCCATAATGACTGGCTGCGAATACCTAAAACCTGAGCGAATGACCCCACAAAGCTGGTAGCGTTAACCCAAGCAGAAAATGTCAAATCCCCTAAGTATGATTCTGTATCCGAGCCTGAAAAAGCAGCGCATTGCCCCGATGTATTTGTAAAACTTACAGCATTGAAACCGCCTACAGTTCCAGTTTGCGTTGCTCCTGCGATTAAATTTATATTTGTAGATAATCCTGTTGAATCAGTTACACCGTCGCCCCCTTGCTTATGTGTAACATCAACCCAAACAGCATTCCTACCAAATGCAGCGCCTACTGCTGGCTGTGTAGCTCCTGTGTTATCACCCCACACATAAATCAATGCACCTGTAGATACGGCAGGAACTTTAACCCATACCACATCACCAGTGGCTTTAGTAAATGTAACCACTTCACAAGCTAATTGTGTCGCTCCTGCTAAGTCAGAGCTGAATCGTAAATCTCCACCACCTGAGTCAAGGTTAGCAAGCATTGTGGAAGTAAAGTCTTCATATTTTACTAACGTGGGTAGGTCACTAGCAGAACCCGTTACTGACGGTGCTGTGAGTGAGCCTAGTCGTGTAAAGTCTGTTGGGAATGCTTGAGAAATAACCCAAGTACCACCAAAAAGAGTGCCGTCGTTACTCGTTGCACCAGTATCTTCAAGGGTAGTGCCCACCCCGCTTGTTGCAGATGGGTCGTAAAAGTAGTTTGTTGTAGTAGATTTATTTTCAACTGCAACACTTCTTAGGTTTACGTTTGCAAAGTAACCAAATTGGTTTTTGCAAAATAATTCTAAGAGTAATGTTGCTGTAGATGCAAAAGTTCCAGTATTACCGTTTATATCTAATGTAACAGTGGAAGACCCATTTTCTCTAGATAGTTTTAAGGAAACTATTTCATTCATAGCTGGCGTGTAGGTTGCTAGAGTGCCTTTGTTACTCCCACCAAACCTAGTAGCCCACCCAGAACTACCTAACGTACCAATCCAAAAAGAGTTATTCCCTCCCGCACCTATAATCATAGATGTATCACCTAGATATTCAAAAATGAATTCTAGGTTAAAACCATCTGAGCATGAAATTTGTGGGATGCTCACATAATCATTAACACCATCAAATTGTAAAGCGTAAGCCATTTTAGACCTCCAGTGACATACCTACCGTCAGTGGGCTAACTGCTCTCAATTCACGAATACCTGCTGGTGATGCTGCGATCTGTGCGGTGTAGGATTGTTGTGGATAGAAAACACCTCTGAACGCCCCGCACTCATGCCAGTCTGTTAGGTCATCAACAGAAGGACCGAATCGTTGCTCAATAACTATATTGATAGATTTATTTGGTTGAGTAGTAATGTTAATTATCGACTTGTGTTGTGCGGAATTAGCTGGTAAGTCCAGTGTCTCGCCAACGTCTTTAGCTTCATCGAATTCTGCTTGAGTTGTATTCTCGTAGGGATTGGTTGACACCAATGCTTTAGAAAACAATTCTGTTTTCTGTGCTTCTGTCATCACACCGGCGTCAACTAATATCTGAGCTGATGCTAAGTTAGCTTGCCCCTCTGCTGTGTTAGAGTCCATGCCAAAATAACTAGAGCCATCACTGGCGGTTACTATTACGGCATCGGCTAGGGCGTATAGAGGGTGAGTCATGTCTGATTGAATTTGTCTTAGGGCTGTCCATATACCAGAGCTAACTAAGAAGCCTCGTGCTTGTCCTGCGCCTATTTGCTTCTTGTCTGTTACTTCTGCGTGATCTTGTGCTTCGACCAATGTTGCAAAATCTGATAATTTCATGCTTCCACCATATTATTTATTTATTTAATTGCTTCAACCAAAATATATTTTCAGGCGAAACCTTGTGTGCAAATTCATCATAAAAAGCGTCTGCGGCGTAAGCCACCAATTCAGAGCAAAACCATTTATTAGGGTCTTGCACTCGCATATGGAGTAGGCCACCCCACAAGCCGCGCTGATCGAAATCTTTACCTATTAGCGCCCTTGCTTTTTCAACGTCGCCCGCTATGTGCCTGATGCAGTTTTCATCGTATCGAAGTTTAAATGCTTCCAGCTCAGTCTTTGCGACACCCCTACCGCCTATTGCCTCGATGACGTATTCACCGTCAATAATCCCGACATGCGACCAGTTAGACCATGTGTAAGCCCGTATGACCTTGCTGATAATGCTGCGGTTATTTCTTGCGAAAATTACCTTCATAGCTAGAATTTTTTAGTCAGCAATACTTTTGCAAGCTGCTCTTTTGCAAAATCTCGATAGGGGATCAATTCTTCTTCAAGCGTTTTTAATTGGCGCTCTAAAGTACCGATGTGGTTAGTTTGTGATTCAACTTGACTGCTTAAAAGACTGATTTGCTCAGTTAAAGCCGCTGTTGATGATCTAATTAGCCTTGGCAATAAATACACATACGCAACAAACAGAGCAATGATTAAACCAATAGCAGCACCCGCTATAAATTCAGGGGTTTTCTCAGCGAGAAACGACAAAAATATAGCGAGCGTTTCCATTTATTTTAACGCCGCCTTAATTTCTTCAATCAACTTGTCATCTAATGTGTTGCTTGTTTTTGTAACTAGAAACGATGCGACGTGTAAGAAAACGCCAATCAAAACTTTTTCAGTTACTAATTTAGTCAGTAGCGTTTTTAATATCGCAGTTACTATTATGCCCATTGCCCTTCTCCGCTTTAAAGTTGCTCTGCTAGTTCATGTACCCATTAGCTACATTACTACTACCGCGCTTTATCAGTTACTACTATTTTAAATGAAAACGCGGTAATAATAAACGTTTTAGTAGTTTATTACTGCATTGGCGGCAGCACGACGTCTAATAGGTGCTTTTCACATTTTTCTTCTAGTGTTAAACCTTCAAAATCCACACCAGGCTGAAAAGCAAAATCTGTATCCATTTGATTATCATTATTTTCTAGAGTGTAAGGAGCAGCACCTAGATCTTTTGCTTCTGCGTTCATCCAGTAATAAACACTGAATCTTATGTTTTGCGACTCAGTTGCAGTAGGATTTACAACAGTTGTAAAATCATTAGAATCTAATGAATGATGTTCGCTAATTTGTTTACTAAAATTAGCGTTACGAACAAATATTACTGCGTCTGTTTGCAATGCGTTTTGCGGGTTGGTAAATGATGCTGTTATCATGGTTTAGCCTTTTGGGTTGTTGTTAAAAATTAAGTTAATGTGTGTTAAGTAGCTTTTGCAGAGTTTATAAAGTCCGATAACTCGATGTTTCCTGTAGCAGAATTCGTTATGTTACTGTTCTCAGGTATATCTTGTACGATACCCCCTCCTCTATAGTATGCGTGTAGATTAGTTACAGTCGAACCAAAGAAGCTTTTCAGGTCACTAAATGCAATTGGGTAGCCTGTAGGTATAAAGCTTAAAACAGGCCCCAGTACTACCCCATTTATTGTTAGTGTGGCTGCTGCGTAATCAAACCGTATCCAAGCTTCATCACTATAATATATATTTGTTGATCCGATATACGTAAACGCACCGCCAGCTATTACTCTTACTACTTCTGATACCCCATCATAAAACGTAACAGTTAGAGTTCCACCATCTGAGTTAGTGACCTGAAAAGTACCGCCTCCAGTAACAGATAATGCAGGAAGAGAACCACCTGTATTATTTGTTACTGTCCCGCCTGTGCCAGTTTTTACATTGTAATTAGCCATTGATTAGTAACGCCTCAAGTTTAGCTAGGCGATCTTCAAGACTAACAATCTTTTTAGCTTGTGCAGCTATGGTATCTGTATGCTCATTTACAGCAGCTATAGTCATAACAACTGTTGCTGGTACTGAAACATTGAGTTTCTGCCCTAGCTTTTCGTCGTCCGTATAGCTTATAGCTTCAGGAAGCACCGCTTCAACATCTTGTGCAATAACAGACGCTTTACGAGGATACTTACCATCAACCTTCTCATAATCAGTACGTTCGTGCGTTGTTGTTCTAAGAGTTCTGAGTTTTTCAGCAGCATTGGTTATTGGCTGAAGGTCTTGCTTCACTCGAATATCAGACGTTGCTATTGCATCTGAACCAGTGATTGTGCTTGCTGCTACAATAACTCCTCTTGTCTGAATTTGTTGTGCAACTACAGCCCCTTTAAAGAACCCTTTACCTGAAGTAGCGTCTAAAAATATTCTTGCATTTCCATCTGCTGCGACATACATGCCCCATCCTGCTGCAGTAGCATCACCTAAATCAGTAGCATTAATAAAAGTAGCATCAACAGCCTTAGTGTAGCCAATTCCATACATATTAGTAAGAGCCGTGCTAGTCGGGTTGTAACTACTACCTATAGTGTATATAGGGTTAGTATTAGCACCGTTACTTCCTATATTGTTATAGCCGCCTATCATGTGTCCTGTATTATGTGCAGATCTTGCTAATCCAACACTAGGAGTAACTGTTCCTGTGACTTCTAAACTATTACCAAATATAGTTTTATCATGTCTCCAAGCGTGAACTGCATAAGTACTGTTACCTAATACACCTATACGCCAGTCAATCTGATTAGTCGCGGCAGTAGAGTTGAAGTGTAGGTAGTGTCTTCCCGTTGTGTACTCATCAAAATGCAAGTGACCACGGTAATGGTTATTGCTATTGCTAAACGTTTTAGCACCTGATATAGATTGAGTAGTATTAGTATAAACACCGTTAGTGACTGTACTTGCATTAATGCCTAGAGCATCAATCTGAGTTTTACCAAAGTTAGTTGATGTGTATATCTGCTGCCAAGTACCAGCACCATTACTAGGTGTGCTTCTAATAAACGGTGTAGAAGAACCTCCGTTCTGTATGACGATATCCATACCATAACGATTGCTAGCGTTGTTGTTACTATGCCCAGCTTTCAAGCCCCAGTACCAGCCTGTTGTTGTAGGGGAATTAGCCCCTCCATTTGTTTCGTAGAAACCGCTTCGCCAGTTAGTATTCCAATCCGTAGTAGTAAAAGGATCATCAGCTAAAAATGAACCTGTTATAGTAGAATCCCCAGTTGGAGATAACGCAGCAGGTAGGTTACCTGAGTGATATACAGTGTTAGTGTCCCATCTTAGATTCCCCCCACTATTATCTAACAACTTATTCAAGCCTGATTCCAAGTCTGATGGGGATGAGCCTTCGTGTAAGTAAATAGAACCCATTCGAGTAAACCCGTTCACTTGAAGGGCAGCACTTGAGCCTGTTATCTGACCACCAAGCCAGAGCTTGCCATTTTTCGTATCATCTACATCACTACGAACAAATTGAGCCTCAGTTTTGCCCCCTAATTGATAAGCATTAACTTGTAGTCCATCAATCTGAGTCTTACCAAAGTTACTGCTATCCCAGATAGTTTTCCAAGCACCCCATGTAGTGTCACTTGTTGCTGTACGGTGTTTTAGTTGTGGTCCTGTATACGCTATTTGTTGTTGCGGGATTGTGTCGAAATACCCGCTCCATTTAGCAACAGTTTGTAATACATGCCAGTCATCATCTCCTGCTAAAGTGTCCGTATTTTGCTGAAAATCATACGATACATGTTTATCTGGGTAGTACCAAGGGGGTCTAACGGCTCCGCGAGTGTCAGGAATAAACAGTTGTGAATGAGAATGGCTATCGTCAGCAACTGTTAAATTTAGTGTGGCATCACCCATGTTAGTAAACGTAGCAGTACCAGACGCATCACCTGATAGAGTTAAAACCATGTCTCGCGTTGCAGGCACAAAGTTAGCACCCTCAGAAGCGAGCATATAACTAGGTATGTTACCAGCGTGATATACAGTATTTCCATTGTACGTGATAGCTGTGGCATTAACTGAAAAGATACCTCTAGCTGCCCAAGCAGCAGGAGTATAATAGGCTCCATCTGTATCAGCCCAGTTAGTAGCACTAGAGTTTACTTGTAAACCACCTTCAGCATTAACATATAAAATCTCTCCAATTTGATTTGCATTTTCTGCTGCTGAATGAGCCTCACCTGCACTAATAACAAGTTGAGAGCCTGTGCGACACCTAATCTCGTTAGCCACTACCTTAGTGTCTACAGTCAAATCACCAGTTAAAGTACCACCTGATAGAGGTAAATACACGCCAGAACCAGTATCGGTACCAATAACTGCATATCTTAAATCAGCTTCTGCTTTGCTATATGTAGACAAGTATGTGCGTATAGCACCAACATCATCACAAAATCTAACATGGTCAAGAGTGCTGTTATTAGATCTAAACGCCATTGCACCATCTATAGTGTCTTGATCAGCAACACTTGCTTTAAATGTGTTACCTCTAATATTCGCAGAAGCATCACGTTTAACTATAGTATTTAGTTCACTCGCAGTGCCACTTGCTACACCGTTCAACAAACCAGAATTATATGCAGTAATGTTTAAAGCATTTATCTCTGTCTGACCAAAATTACTGGAATCGTAATATCCACTAATAACGGGCGTATTTGTAAAATTATCGTAATCAAGGTAATACGTTCCCGTTTCTCCGTTTAACGAAGTCGCTGCTCCACCAACCCCACCGCCTTGAACTGACTGTGCTACAGTAAATGCTTTTAATTTAGGTACATCACCAAGCCCACTAACCTTAGTCAACGTTAGTCGATATGTAACACTGTCACTAAGCACAGCATCACTAGTGTTGTCTACGTGTTCAACATTAATGTTAAGTCTGCCAGAACCAAAAGTTACTGTTGTGCCTTGTTCCGTTTCTGAAAAAAAGTTGTAAGTGCCTGTAACGTTTTGGCTGTATATAGGGCTTGAAAAGGCTGCAGTTCCGACTTTTCTTTGTATCTGTACTGTCCATGTTGGAACAGCATAATTTTCAACTTGTGCAGTGTAACTACCCGTTACAGTCACAGAAATAGTGGGTTGTGTTAAGTTAGCAGATTCAATTGTTAAATCTACTGTAGTTGGGTTTGTTACAAACGTATCAGGAGGAGCGTTATACACACCACCTGTTCCTCCACCAACTTGAGGTACTAAAACATCTAGCACATCCTGAGTAAATACACTGGTGCTATCAATAGTTTGTGGCCCCAAACCACCACTTAATTTAAGTACTACTCTTTCATTAGCCGTGTTTTCGTTGATAGTAACGAAATGCAGCATGTCGTTATCACCATCACGAATATGTATTGGTGATGAATCCACTACGCTTGAATCAAGAACGACACTTTTGCCTGTTCCAACGGTGCCGATAGTTAATTTGCCGCCTACTAACGTGGCTCCTGTTATAGTCCCAGTTGCCGTAACATCTTCAGCAAACAACTCAGTAACCATAGCTTCGTTTACTAATAACTTATCAGCACTAACAGTATCTTTTACAATCAAACTACCATCAATTACAAGTGCTGCACCTTCCCAACTATTGCTTGCGTTATAAAACTTAGTTGTAGACCAAGGTATTTCAGTTTCTGACTCAGTTTCGTTATATAGAGTAACGCGATCATTAATTTGCGGAGTGTCTAACGGGCAAGCAGTGTTAGCTAAAGCATCGCCCCAGCCAGTAGCGGTGCTAACTTTTGTGTACCAGCCAGCGCCTCGATTACCCTTATCGCCCCCAGATACAGCAGTAAAGTTTATTGGTTGCGAGGAATGTACTAGAGTTCCTGATAAAGACAGTGTTTCAAACGCCGTAAAACTCGGAGTAGCCCTACCGCTCCAAACACGATGCGTAGCGTAGTCTGTAGCAGAACTAACGGCTGTTTCCTTTACGATATCTACAGTACCACTTAAACGCTTTATGACTGAACGTCTGCGGCCAACTTCAACGCCGCCTCTAACGAATACCGTATCGTACTCTGCATATATGCCTGTAGGCGACCATGCTCCCGCGTTTGCGGCTTTAGCCCATGTCAAACTCTGTGTATTGGTTTGTCCTTGCCAACTTGCTCCCGCACTTAGTACTGTAGTACCCGTCCACTCTAGGTATGATTGGTACGCGTGTTCGCCGTCAGCCACGTCATAAAGTGTTACTATCCCCGTTGCTACTCTAGTACCCATTATGATCGCCCCTTAGTCGCTAACTGTGACGTTACACTGGAACTGATCAGACCCATTATTTTCTACATCGCTAGCCGTAACAATTTGCCTTTTGGCAGTACCGCCAAAATTCACCCCGTTCTTTTGCCAAGCATATGCAATCTTAGACTCTTCCACCGCAGTTCCATCCGCCATATCAAACACGCGAGCGGTAAGTGTTTTTGCAGTACTTGTAGCTCCGTTGCCAGAAAAGTTATTTTTAAAACTAAAACCGTTTTTGTTAGAAGTAATGCTGACGTACAGAGAGGCTTTCCCACTTACCCCATCTTTAATTTTGATGATACTAACGACATCTCTAGCCCCATTAAGTCCCGTAACTCGAACGGAAAAGATGTCTGATACACCGAAGTTAGCAGGCGAAATAACAATCTGATCGCCCGCGTGCGGGGCAGTCACATCCATTGTTTTGGCTTTGTTCGCTGCCGTCCCCTGAAATAGATCATCCCATGTATTAGAACCGTTCAGAGCGTACTCAACAGTCAGAGCACCTACGTTCCCCGCGTAAGTTAGACCTAGGATAATGTCACCATCGAGAGCCGTAGTGCCAGTTTCCTCGAACTGGAAAGTTAGTCTTGACGGAGTAATCCAAATCGCGGAGCCTCCAGCACCCTCAACCATCACAGACCATGTGATAGTCACCTCTACCGAGGTGGCGTTTCCGACGCTGTTAGTGATATCCATACTGAGTACGACTGTACCCGTTTTATTTGTAGTGTTCTCCGGGGTAGAGCTACAAGTAATAACCGCCTGCCCTCCGTCGGGGGCGTTTACCGCGCCCCACCCTTCTGTTACGACCATGCCCGTTATTTTGTATGTGTTGACCGCTGGCGTTACTGAATTATCGTATGTTGCGCGAGTTGCCCCTACATATGCAAAAACAGAACTTGAGAACGTTTCTCTTTCGGCGGTGCTCACCTCACCAAACGTGTTAGCCGAAAATGTATGTGATTGGTTTCCTAGTGTGACCGCTAACGGGTTAATACCGTCCGACACATCTAATATGGTAATTGCCCCAGTTGCTACTCTGCTCATCTCAGTATTCCCTAAATGTTAGACACGACGCAGCTAAGGTTAAAATTTAACCCTGATGCTACGTCGGTTGCTGTGATTTCAATTGATCGAAGGTTTACGCCGGAAACATCGTCGCCGTCCGCAAGGTATGTTTGGAAAGTCTGCTCTGTGCCAGCGTACGTTCCAGAGGTTGTTGCGTACACGGGGGAGTTGTTTACTGTCCAAGTGTACAAATACTCCGAGTAATCCGCTGACTCAGCCCCGCCAATAAATACATTAGCGGTGATTGTTTTAGCAGCACCGAGGTTATTTTTAAATGCGTGCCCATTGTTGCTTGTTACCGTGACAAGTATCGCGTCGTCACCCTGAGCACCCTCATCACCGCCTCGGACCGATACAACATTTTCGGCCATGGAAACGTTACTAAGCGTGTGCGTGGCCAAAACAGTAGCGCGCGAAGTACCCGCCCCGTAAAACGATACGGTGGAATCATCTCCGCTGACATAATCACTAGTGCACAGTATGTGCCCTGTGGCTGGTTCAAGCGTCAACGTTGCTGTACGCTGCGCTATGGCTGCCCCTGACTGATACCACGTAAACGTCATAGTTGTGTTTGTAGTAGACGGCACCCACGCGCCATCATTCGCTGCCTTTACCCAACTTAGTCCGTTGTCTACATCAAAACCTACCTGAACTACTTCACCGCCGTCTGTAACATCTATAAGTGAAATAGTATCCAGTATGTCCCCAGCATTACGAAGCTCGACAACAAGAGATTCATCTATGTCAGCCGCACTAAACGTAGGCTCGCGGCCTTTAGCTACGCCGCCCACATATAACTGCGGGTCTGCTAAGGGTGCCGACGGGTCTTCAGTTATAACCAAATCTTGCGTACCAGAAACCTGACGCACGCGGAGACGAAGTTGGCCGACGCCGTTTTTTATCGCCGTGCCGTCCAGTGGAGAAATGTAAATCAGCGTGGAGTCTTGGCCGCCTAATGTTGACCACTCAAAACCTACAAGGTCGTCGTTGTCAACAATATCGACCCCTATGACAGGGGTGTTAGTTCGGTTGCCCGTTCGGATCCCCACATAGCTCGTACCCAACGTGATTGTCGATATGCCCTTGCCTTCAAACGTAGTAGCGTAAGGGTCAACAGCGTAAATAACCCAAGTATGGTAAGCAGGCCCCAAAGGTTCAGCATCAAGGTCTACCTCATGCCATGCGTTTTCAGTCCGAGCGTAAATATGAGAATGCTCGACCCATGAACCGTCCGTTTTGTGCTGGATAGAGCTGATAGCTCTCCAAGAACCCGCGTACTTAGCGCCTGACATTAGGCCACCACTATCCAGATGTCGCCGTTTTTACCCTGCCCCGCGCTCGGTGCAGTAGTGCTGACAGTGACGCGCGAACCTAGCAAGTCCAACGTATCAGATACTTGCGCTGCTATGCGGGTGTTTACGGTAGCAGATGTGTTTCGGATAATAGAATATGAACCCCCTGCTACAGTTGTTGCAGTAAAGTTCCTATCAAGCGTAAGAGCGTTGTCGCCCGTGATAGACATTATCTCGTACAAAGTCTGGTTATCTTGGGTAAATATGTCCCCCGCCATAGGAGGGTTAACCGCACTAGTCCATTGCGTCGCAACGCCCGTTACAACATTGGTTCCTTGCGGGACACTTACCGTGCCATATCTGTACCACTGTGACATGTTAATCCTCGTTAAAAATAAATACTGGGTTGCCCACTGGGGGTGTATTCGGAGACCCTAGAGGGTACATTCCCGATACGTTCTGTATGGTCGAGCCTATTTTAAATACATCAGCTACTATCGCGGACTGCTGGACAAGAGCGTTATCATTTGAGTAGGGCTCCACGGTGACAGCGAAATGGTACGTAGACCCGCCCTTAGGCAATTTGCAGCCTAGTGTTGGGGTTACTGACCCCTCCTCGCCTACATTTTTTGAATAAAAAGTTTGAACTACGACGCCATCAAGCCTGAGCACAATGTCGATATGACTGTGGCTCCCTCCGCCGTTCTCGTGGTCAATCGCCACACCGGAAACAACCAGCACTCGGTCTGACAGCGTGCCGATAACACCTGGGACGATATACCCTTCAATGAGGACCATTTTCTCCGAGGGGCCAACTACGAAATCTTCCCCAACTACCGCAACCGCTCTATCGATTACGTCGCCCACTATGTTGTTGGCACTAAGCTCCCCCTCGATAGTGCACGTATCTTCTATAGTGACATTGTTGAGTGTCCCGGAGTCCGCAATAATCTCTCCGCGCACAACTGCATCTTCAGTGACCAATAATCCGGATGCCGATATTGTAGTTTTGTCGTTAATATTCAGCGTCGTACCAGTGATCGACCCGCCATTGATGACTGGTGATTCAATATCTATGGTGGCGACGAGTTTATCCACCACGATAAGCTCCGACACTAGGGTAGTGATGACCCCGATATCCATGAAGGCTTCTTTCATTACGACAATGCCGTCACGCACAACAAAAGGCAAAACGCTGCTTTCATCCCCGGTGCCATTAGTGATCGCAAAAGTTTGCGCATCTACTATAAAGCTGGTAGACACGCCGTCATTGTAGAAACCCACGCCGCCCTGCAACCCCCCAATAGAACTTTTAACCCCCCACTGCGTCGCATAGCCCTCTGCCTCTGATGCCGATGCCGATGCCAGTTCTTGCAAAGTGACCTCAACGCCATTATAGTCGACAGTGTGGTTGACTATAGACGTAGCTACAGCGCCAGCTTCGCCAGCTAGAGCGAGTTCGAAGGTGTCAATCTTCGCACCGATGGTTTGGTCGATACCTTCCCAACTCGATTCCATTGTCTCGATGCGAACAATGTACGCTTCCAAAGAGCCCACAGCTGCGTGCACGCCGCCAGAAAGTCTTGCGTAGTTTTTACCAAACTGCGCCTGAAACTCATAACTGCTTTGCTGTTTATCCAGTGAATTTTGTAGAGCAAGCTCCGCAAGTAAGTCACTCAGGTCGCCCGAACGCGACAACGCCTGAGACAGTCCGCTACCCTCGGCCAATCCAGCCACTTGGAACGCACTATTTACCGCGTGCATCATACTCATGTCACTGCGAAGCCACTCGTAGTTGGCACCCGCGTATATGTCTTTGCTGTACTCGGTCAGGACATCAATAGGTTTTTCGTATGTGGTAACTTCTGTGCCATCGGGATCGTGTACAGGACCCGCTTCACCGTCACGATTTAGGTGGCGTATCCAGTAGCGAACGGTTGTTCCACTCCCCACACTGTCAGTGAAGAAAGGCGACATAACCGTGCCGACCTGCGTGGCGTTAACAAACTGGGGGTTGGTCACTTCATCTGTGACTACTAGCCTAAAAATCTCGGTTGCAAAGTACCAGCTAGTGCTAACGCGATCCCATCGACACAGCACACGTTCAAACGTAGGGAAAATCTCCACGCCCGTAGGCATTTGCGGCTTAGGGTCGTTAAACGATACGACTCCCGTTGCCCCAGTACTTATACCCTTGCCATTGGTTAAGTCAGGGCTGCCGTTGGCCTCCCTCCAATCTCGAAAAGTAATAGCCCGGTCAAGCGGGTCAGACCTACCCTTGCCCCCGATAATCTCAGCATTCTCACGAACTGCTCGTAAGAAATTCGCCATTTCCCTGTCCGAAGTCTTCGGAACTGGTGGGAGTATCGCCTTGTTTTTGCTAGCCATTAATCAAGTTCCGTAGGGCTGTCGGCCAGCTGTATGTCTCGTACTTCAAGTGTGGCTAGTGGGTTAGTCGAGTCCACTTTTATGCGCCAGTGTTTAGACCTACTCTCAAACGGCAGATACACAAAATTAGCATTCAACACAGTCGCTTCGTATATGTATTTACCTGCCCCCTCCATAGCATCCGCCTCTACCGTGACAGTGACCGGATACTCGTTAGCCCTAACTTTTAAGATAGAAAAACAGGAGGGCGATTGTAGGTCGTATGTTTTTGACGTCCATTGCACTAAGCGATAGCTTGTTGCAGAAGAGTCAAACTGCTGAATTTGGCCTGTCCCGTTTGGGACATACGCCATGTCATTCGTTTCATCTAATTGGGCATATGCAGTAGCGTATAGATCCACTTTGCGCATACCATCAGAAGCGTCATACGTATTGAACGTATAGCTGTATCCAACAGTCTGGCAGTGAACAAATACTATCCCGTCGTAGTTAGAAAGCACCATAGTTGTTGGGTCTAACGCACGCCACTCACGCTCTGTCATGTAGCTGCGGCTAATGTTTTCTAATCTATAATCAGTAACTTTGTAAAGGCCAGTCGTACTGACGTAGTAAACAGCGCCCGCTACTTCTGTCACTCCATTTTTACTGGTGCATGGGACAGGTTCAGCAAGTCTGGTCGGGCTCATAGATGCGGGATGCGTTCCCTGCACTACATACGGGTAGCTAGTTGTGAGTACAACAGTATTCGCGCCCGCAGGAGAGATAGTTACGATGTCTTCAGTGAAAGCTTTGTAGTATTCAACAGGAAATGAGTAAAAGGCATCTGGCTCTGCAAAACAAAGGATTTTCTTATTGTGGCCAACAACAATGTCAGACCCCATTACGATAACCTTTTCCATTGGGCCATTAGGGTACAGTGCTGTATTCGTATCCGGTGGACCCACCCACGCTTCATTAATCGGGGACTCAAGTAAGTCGCCGCTAAACAAATCGTCAGAGTAAGAAGTTGCGCTGACAGGTATCTCATCAACAAACTGAAATACGCCAAGACCCGCGCCTGCAAAGTTAGTGCGGTACACAAGTATTTTTGCACTAGTAGAACGCACCGCATCTGTAAGGATTAACCCCGATGGCACCGTAGGTAGACTAAACGTTACCTTGTTGGTGTTCTGGGTATCGTATTCCCGTATTTCTACCACAGTGCTAGGCGGGGATAGTGCACTTAATCTGCCCCACGCGTCTTTGTATACAAGCGCATACGCAGTTGCCGAATAATCGTACTCGTCCTCAGAAGGCACTGGGTCTGGTACGGCCCATCCATCTGCATCCTCAACAAGGGGTGATATTGGCGCCAAAGGCGCGGGTACGCCAAGCGGGTAAACTGCCGTAGGGTATGGACCCACGCCCGATTCAGCGATTAAGTTGTAACTAACTTTAGGGTCAGCACCATCAGAAGCAATCAACACATAATCATACGGGTCGTTAATTATTGGCGCTCGAACCGCAGACGTTGGCGTATCCCAGCTAAACCACTCATTCCTATACTTGAATATAGATTCGGGTGATGTAGTAAGCACAGTATCAAGGAGACTAGAGGCTTTAAAAGGTTCCAGAATGGATCTGCCCGCGCGGGTATTAATAGACCGAACCGCATATCCATCACGCAACTGCTCGCCATCAAATTTTGGCGCTGTGCCTTTAAAGTCGCTAAACGTGATTTTCACGAGTACGTCCAAGACGTTAGACCAGTAGAACGAAAATCGATGTGTAAGAAAGTTCCCGCAAAGCCGAAGCCCTTAAATCCCTCTTCCATCGCCAGACGGACAAGCTCCATGCGGTCTGCGCCCCAAGGAACCGCGACATCAAATGCTATACCTTGGTTGTGCGTGCCAGGATTTGTTTTAGAAGCCTCAACTGGGTGATCCGCGCACCTAAATGCACTGGTCAAAAACATAGGCTTGTCAAAACGGACTCGGACGCGTTGCAGCGCGTACAATGCCTCCGTGTCACAACCGTGCTCGACGTCCAGACTACACTGAGCGCATTTACAGCGAAGCTCCTCCGCCGGAAAGTTCTGCATTGATTTTTCAGACATCGAAACACCGTATTAGTTAGCTAATACGGCATTATAACAGTGTACTGCTATTATTCCCTAAAACTTTCCCACCATTTATCGAACTCCCTAGATAAATATGGGTGCTGTGCCACAAGCGGTAATGGTACTGCCCTGCTAGGACGCGCTTCCCCGCGCAGCAACTCATTCAAGAAACCCACAGTTGGTCCAGCCGCCGCAATCCAAGGATCGCGCCCATACTGAGATTGTTTATACGCTGACTCAGCCATATGCCACGGACCAAAAATACCAGAAGCCATAACACCGCCTTTAACCCTGTCCATAAAGTCTTTCTCGTGGCCATCGGGTCTGCCCATCGGGTACTTAATAAAATCCCTAAGCAGCTCTGCCGCCATACCCATAGGTAGCAGCATTACTGCGGTAAGAATAATTGGTGTCATTGTCCTTACGCCCTCAGTCCTTCGTATTTTAGCGTCGTTAAACAAGCCCTTGGTGACATTGTCGTAAAAACCGTAAAAGAACTTTTTAAGCGATGTAAAAATAGTGAACAGCGGGTCATTCATTATCAAAGGAACCTGCGCACGATTAGGGTTAGTCACAGCCTCACTAGTGAATCTGTGCAGCGCATCGCGGTACTTCTTGCCCTCTGGAGAGCTTAAATCGCCATCCGCTAAAAACTTATTAACCGTCGCCGCATCAATGCCCAGCTCCTTGAGCATACGTTTCGAGTTAGGTGTATTGCTGGCCGCATGGCGCAGCATGAATCTCTGCCCCACCTTAACCGCCAATGTCCTAGTGATACGCGTCAGTGCCTCCTGCCCGTTGTACTTAAAGACAGTGGCTATAATCTTCTGGCTCACACGCCCCGTACTCACATCGCCCATACCATGCAGCATTTGCAGCGTATGCTCGATGACCTCCTTAGACACAATGTCAAAATCTTCTGCAATCTTGAGTAATTCAGCGCGACCTTTGCCCGTAAACAACTGCTTCAAATCATCCTGCATGTCCGACAAACTTGTGCCGCCCCTAGCTCTGGAATACACGCCCGCTGTCTCAGGGATACTGGCCACTCCTGAGAACCACAAGATGGTGGACGCTTGAAATGCCAAAGCCGCAGAGTTAAATCTACGGACGTACGGGTGCATATCATTTCTTGTATTACCCAGTAAACCGTCCATCAGCTTGCCAAATTCTTTTTTGTCCTGAGGATGCAACACCTCTGAATAGTCAAAGTAGCGAGAACTAGATACCCATAGCCCCTTGCCGTTGGGCGAATCTATCATTTTACCATGGACTTTGTTCCACGCCGCCCAGCTACCCGCCGCATACAAGTAGCGAGTAAGGAAACGTGGTGCATCATTATCAAGGAATCCGGCTTCTTTCAGCGCATCATAGGCTGGTGCGAGTTTGGAGTTTGGTACTCCAGGTCTAGCCTTGCCTCGGGTAGCGCGAGGATTAACCCCAAACTCCCCGTATCCCTTGCCATCCAGCACGGCTTCAAGCACTCGTCCGACATTCTTAATGCCCGCTTTTTCCAATATTTTCTGGAACTTAACAGGGTCGTTTGAAATCTTATCGTAGTGTAAGTGGATTGATTTGCGTGAATCTTTGGGTGGGGTAAAGCCTTTGTCGTGCTTTGCGACTAGCGCGTGGACTTCGGCCAGAAAGTTGGAATACTTCTTCGAGTGCGAAGTGTTAGCGCCCCTTGTGAAATCCTCGTAGGACTTCTGTAGGTCGGCAGCATCTTTGAACGCTTTTGACTGTAGTACGATCATCTGCTCAGGCAATTCATGGCTAGCTTTGCCATATTCGGCCGCAGCTCTACCCGCATCTGGGTGGAAAGAAGTTAGTCGTGTATAGGTCATTTGGACAAACTTGAATATTGAACGACGTGCCTTAGGGCGCTGCTGGCTGCTTCTTCTTCCGAGCGTTGCCTCTGCTTTTTCGCGTTCAGCTTGGTTTGCACGTTGCCCCTCCCTATCAGCTCTCTCTTCCATCCAAACAATGATTTGCGCAGGAGTCATATCCTTGGTCTCTTCCGCCACCTGTGCCTCGAACTCCTCGCGGTCAATCACTTCCTGTTCGGCAGCCACACGCTTCGCCTCTTCATCAGAGATAGTGTTTGAGAACAATTTATCAGTCTTGTCTTTCTTCTGCTTTTTATTCTTGGACTTCTTGCCAGCCTCAGTAGTGGGTGCATCTTCCTGCTCGGGCGCATTCGGATTGGTGTATACCGTATCGCCGCTGTCCCTGCTTGGGCCATAAACGTTGCTGGTTTTATCAACGTCGTACTTAGGGTTGAACTCTGGGGCAATAGATGCTTTCGCAAGTTTAACGCCCCTTTCTGCCAAGACCACAGCGTCCCTCAGTTTGAGTATATGCGCTCGTTCCTCTTCGCCCATTGAGCGTTTTTCGGCATGTTCAGCCTGTTTGTTAAGTATGTCTAGTGGGTCTTGAATAGCCCTCGTCATCCTAGCCGCATGGTCTGCAATGCGGGATATGTCGCTACGCGTAGCCATCTCAAGAGCGATATCCTCAGATTTTTTACCTTTGAATTTGCTAAGACGCTCATCTTCTGCCTTGATGTTATCCTCGATTTCCTTAGTGATAACATTAAATTTTTCTTGGACGGTGTTGAGCATGTCCCGAAACTCTTGTTCAAGCCCTTCGATTTGCTTCTTTTTCGCCGCGTTGGATACCTCTATGCCCCTAAGCTCCTCCTCTAGTGTTGCACGCTGCTCCTTACCTTCCGCCTTCTCGATGCGTTGGCGAAGGATCTTTTGCGCGAGTTCAGAACGTCGAACAGCACTTTCGGCTTTGGGTATATCCTCTCGGATGCGTTCTTTTCTACTTGTGTGTTCGGCCTCTATAGACTTATGGTTTTTAGCATTCTCACGCCTCCAAACAACATACTCTTCAATAATGGCAATTTCTGCTTTGGCTGCGTCTACCTTCTTCTGCCTACGGGCATCCGCTGCCTGCACGACTTTGTTGGTGCCCACTCTGATAAGAGATTTGAACGCGTTCAGGGCTTTCTTAGCATTTATAAGCACAGATTCAGCCTGTTTGACCTTAACTTCTTTATCCCCCGCTACTTTCTTCTCGTACGCCTCTTTTGTTTGAGGCTCAAGCTCTTGCCCTCTTTTGACAGTATCAGGGGACTGATAATCGCCCTCCTGTGGAACTGGCTTGGTTCTTGGGGCTTCCTCAGTTTTGGGGTTGAAGTCGAAGTTCATGGATTCGTCGGGGGCAACACTTCCCTCGTAGTCTTTAGAAAACTCCTTCATGTCTTCCGAACCTTCGTTCGTCTTGCCGCTATCAACATTGCCCTCGTCTATGTAATCAATCTCCGACCCATAAGTCGATTCATAATCGATAAACTCTATGAGTTCGACATCACTCATGCTAGCAATATCGTTGGTCTCACCAATCTCGCTATCAGCAAGCTGGTTGCGTATAACATCAAGAGGTGCATCCTCTCCCGTTTCAGGACGTTCCCTACGCTCGTCAAAACGCTCAGTGTCGAGTTTACGGTCTTGCCCCTGCTGCTGCATACTGTGTACGTACACTTGTGCGCGAGCGATAGTGGCACGCACCATTGCCATAGTCACGCCGACACCCTTATCGCCTTGTGGCCTGAATATTACCGTGGCATCAGGTATTTTTCGCAGGTCTACGTTGTACTTGTAGTTACCGTCATCATCTTTTATGTCGCTGATCATGGACAGCGCGGCATACACGCCCTTCTCCATTTCTTTCGGAAGGTTCTGGTGCGCAACGAAATCGTTAAAAACGATGCCCATCTCAGACTCCATCACGTAACGAACAATATCTGAAAAATTAGTAAGTATCGGCGCTCCTTTGCGCGTGGTTATTACTATAGAATCGTTATCCACCCCCTCACTCTTGAGCTTTTTTTGAGTAGGTTTACCCGTGCGGATAATAATATCTAGCCGCTCAGAACGGCTCATCATAGAGTCTTCACCCTGCATGGGGAGGGTAGATATCATGCGGCGCTGGCTGAGAAACTTCGCGGCGTTGGCATAATCTCCGTATTTAAGGTGTTCACCAAGTATGTATAAAGTAGACCGAGTAATATTACGTTCAGGTGTCTTCTGGGAGGTACTTCGCTCAGAAGCATTAGCACCCGAGTCCGAAGTGTAGGTGTAGAATGCTTTAGAGTGGTCGCCCTGTCTCAGAGGCAACCCCTCTTCGTTATCGGTGGGTTTGTTAAGGTACGCAAGGAAGTTATCAAGCGACTCCTCACTTAGATCGGTATCCCTTTCAAACGCACCCGCGTAGTATTGGGTGTTCTTGCCCTCGACCTTATTTTTCTTAGGTTTATTGCTACTAAACTCTTTTAATATCCGTTTTATGTCAGATACTAACGAACGGTTTCGCCCGGTACGCTTCTCGTAATCCGCAGCAATCTGTTGCTCTGAGCGGTCGTCCACATCATTCGGGTCGAACGTTTCGTGCATTCCCATAGACTCCAGCAGCTCGTCACGCTGCTCGCCCTTCGGTAGTTCGGTAACAGTCTGCGTAGCCTCGACAGAGACTTCACCTTCCCCGTATATTTTCTGGTACTCAGCCCACAGTAAACGTTTTGCTTGCTGGTACTCCCGATCATCCGCACCCTTGTTCTGCCCTCCCATAGAGTGCGTTAGTTGCTTGTTGGCGAGCTTCATTTCTTTAGTGTACGCGTCGTGGTTCTCTTTGACCTGCTTATTGTGGGCTGCCAGCTCCTTCTTGGCCTCTGTAACTTTTGCTTCGCGAGTTACTTTGTCCGCCTTAATTTTCGCCTTAAAGTCCCGAACTGCCTCCTTATTAGACAACGACGGTTTATCTTTGGCTAGCCGCTCTAGGTCTTTAAGCTTGACACCATTGGCCACGTCCACTTCGCCCCCGTTGTGTCTAATAATGCCCTCAAGACGGGAGTTTTCAACGTTATCGGCCTTAACGCTCGCTTCATCTCGTCTAGTGCGCTTTCTAATTTTCTCAATTGTTTTCTGGTTTTCTCGGTGCTGCTTGACGATGGGTAAATAACGCGCAATGTTCTCTTGCTCGGCCATAATCTCCAGCTCGCGGTCTTCTTTGAGGGCTACTAACTTGTCCTCAAGTTTTTGCAGTGCATCTATTTCGCCGCTACCGCGTTCGTTCTCAATGTATTTTACCTCGTTTAGCTTGATTTGGAGGTCCTCTTTAGCCTCGCCATCCGCAGCTTTTATTTCTTTAGTTAGCCTCGAAACTTTATTTTTGTATTTAAATGCCTCAATACTGCCAAGTTGGGACTTAGCTAGCGCCTCTAACTTGGTAATCTCTGACTGGACGCTTTTTACCTTCTCTGCGTACGCCAGCGCGGTCTCTTTGCTTGGTTTGGTTTTGGCCACCAAATCCTTGAGCATACCAGTAGTTTCCGCCGTATTGACCCGACGCTTAAACACCTCTGAAACAGTTGCGTATATTTCAGACGCTCGTTTGTGTCCTGACTCTGCCAATTGTTTAAGGGTGGCTAGTTGTGTGCCCGTAGCCTCTTTCTTTTCATTATACTTAGGCATGTTGTAGAACGTACTGTTTTGTTCCTTAGCCCTATCTGAACGCTCCTGTGGTATATCTTTCTTAGTATCTTGTACGCGGGTAACATTCGCCTCGTCGCTGTATGACTGCACCGCAGCGTTATCGACTTTTTTGCGCATCTTAGTAAGTGCTTTTTCAAAAACGTCCAAAGCTTTTTTATGTTCCGCGTCAGGTAACTCGTTTTTAGGGTCAGTAGGCATTGCTACCTCTTGGAGTCGCTGAAGTTCTGCAGCGCCCTCAACACCCTGCTCGGCGTACCAATCCGCTATTTTATTAGTAGCAATCGGTGCCTGGACTTTTGTGCGCGCTTCCGGGGTAAGCAGATCGAATCTACCTGACTCCTGCGCCTTATTAGTGGCTATGCTCAAAGAGTCAGACGCTTTTCCAACACCCGTCTCAATAGACTTCTTGCGCATGCCCCTAAAACTTTCGTAAGTTCTACGCCAATCGAAACGTTGAACTTTCTCGGTTTCGATCATGTGCTTCAGGTCAAAACTACCACTATCAAAGATGTTTCGTTTTGATTTGCTGTCCGTTGCAGCGAGTGCTTCCTGTAATATCCTAAGCTTACCCGGGCGCACCGCGTCGCTGTACATGCGGTTAGCGCGTATGTCGAGTGCCGTAGTCTCAATGGCCTTGTCCAGACGTTCCATCTCCGCCTCTGGAGACTGGTCCATATGGATTGCCGTCTCAACGCCGCCATAACTTGATGCTGCAAACTGCACGACCTCTGCTGGGGTGACTTCGCCCGTGGCGATAAGGTTACTAACAGTTTGCAGACTGGCAGGTTTACCATCTTCTATAAGAAGTTCACGCATCTCGAAGCTGCGTTCAGGTGCCAGCTCTGGGACATCATGCATCGTCATTAAGCTAGTTTTCGCACTAGGGTCGTTGATTGACTCATACAAGCTGGTCGCTCTAATTGGGTCAATCGCTATATCAGGGTTGGCGTCTTTAGATTGTTTGGTGCCACCATCGCCTTTAAAGTACTTATCACCGGCCTGCTCTCCATCGGTAGCCTTTCTAGCTTGTTGCTTACCCGCAGCCTCGGCATTCATCCTGTCGAGTCGAGACCCGCCTCCACCATCCTGCGGAGCTTCTGGCGCAGTAGGTATATCATTTTCGGGAGCTTCGTCAGCCGCAGCTTCCGATCTAGCTTGGTTGTACTCGTTAACAATTGACACCGTGTTAGCCGCAATACTTGCCGTACCGCCCATTGCAGCGCCACCGAATACCGCACGCAATGCGCCATCAATTGCGTCAGTGGTTTCAAGCTGCCATTTGCCATCTGTGTTACTTGATGCAATAAGCTCATCAATGTACATCTGAGGTACTTCTGTAAACAGTTCGCCCGCTCCAGCCTTGCCCGCAGTTTTAGTAATGTCTTTAAGTCTGCCGCCAGCCTTTGATAAGAACCCACTTTTTTCTGCTTGTTCTACGCCCTCGACAACCTTTTTAACAACGTCGTCAGCCAGACCCGATTGCTTCAGTATGTCGCCAGCCACAAGTGCGTATGGGATAACGTTGACCGCACCCCCGACAACGCCGGAAAGCGCCGCAGCTCCAGTATTGACCTCGCTGCCACGTTCTTCTAGTGTGTTTTCCATGCCGCCTAGTGACTGCAAAAATCCAGTAGCCGTTGGCCCCGCGATCATCCCAACCTTAACGGCCTTTTTCATGCTCTTTTCAGCCGCAAGTTTAGCAGCCCCAACAAGTACTGCCGAACCCACACGCCTCGTGGCCACTGCGCCAAGAGCAAGACCACCCGTGCCGATAGTTGCCACAGCGTCCAATATTAGTCCTGGCGCAAGTTCACCCGTAGTTTCCAGTAGGTAGTCAAAAGCAGTGCCCACATCTTTGATTTCTTTGAAATTCTCCACTTCTCGGGGGTTCAGTTTGGAGTTAAGGTTGGCCTTTTGGGTCATTCTCTTGCCATCGGCCACCCATTCATCATTACCGATTAGATCGCCAATGTAGTTCATCACGCCACCGAGAGCGGATTTAGTTTGGTCGGTGCCCCTGTCAAACGCTTTGTGGAATGTGCCGCGCCTATCATGGGCTACATCATTGGCCTCGCCCTCGTTCCATGGGGTGAATTTTTCCCCACCTTGTCGTTTCTCGGCCTGTTCACGGATTGTTTTGTTAAAAGTGGTAGGTTTACCCAAGAATTCTCGTTCATTACGGTCGGACGCAGCTTCTGCTGCTTCACGGCTCCTATCAGGGAAGGCCAGTCCGGAGCGAACCATATCTTGTGTCAGGTCATTGCCATCAGCGTCGACAAACTCAGACAAGCCCCTGCCATATTCGCCCTTACTATTCCCACGAATAACTTGGGCACCTTCAGCTTGGAGCATTTTAATAGTTTCTGCGGCTAACCTACCATCTGGGTGCTTATCCACGCGATCAAAATTGTTTTCTGACTCTGGGGTGTTCATCCCCTTTATACGGAAACCGTCCTTCTTATCCGACCCAAAATAGCCGCTGTCTCCATCGGTAAAAGTAGCCGCATCATCTTTGGGTTCGGCGGGGGATAGAAGTGAAAGAGTTTTTGGGTCTAGCATGAAAAAATCCGATATAGTAGTTACTTATATCGGATTATAACAGGTGAATACTTTCTGGCAGTATTTTTGTGCTATTTGGCCTGAATGGAGCCTTCCAGCTCCTCAAAGATTTCGTCAATCTCCGCCTCAGTCAGTTCACTTCCTTTTTCCTCCGAACGGATATCAATCTCATTACTGACCGCTCGCGTCAGCGGTGCCGCCCCTATTTGCCTAGACGCAGACAGTTGGGTAATACGAAAGGCCGTGTGGCTCTTGAGTTTGCCCGCTGCCGTGTTGACCCAAGCCGCAGCGCTCGCTCCAGAGTAATCCCCATCCTTAGTATCCCAGTAGAATTTCTCTAAACCGTCGGTAACCGTTTTCATAAATTTTGGGTTGGTGAGTTCATTAGGATCGAAACCGTTGGATGTTATGACGTCATTATATCCCAGTAAAAACCTACCTTTTAGTGGCTTAGAGAACTCACTCTTACCCCCAGCCAACTTGTCTGCAAGCCCTTCCAGTAGGGGGGTGATAACCTTTCGCGCCTCAGTATGCGCTTTGTACAAATCCTCTGGCTTATTACTCTTGTTAGCCCGAGCAATGGCAGCGTTTGCACTTGATATGTTGCGAACTATGGTGGACTCTTTGACCTTGGTATCGAGGGCTAAATCAGCCATGTCCTTGGAACTGTATCGAGGGTCACCCGTTTCCATGATATTTTTGACACCATTAATCTCATAGCCCGGAGCGCGAGCAATCACAGCCTCCATATATAACTGGGCCTGTTTCTTGCGCCCTTTTACATCGACAGCCATGTTATTAACCTGTCCGTCATACGTTGTAGACGTAGATAGCATTTTAGTGGTTTCAGTAGATGTAGTTGGGGGTTCGCCCCCATCATCAATTATTTTCTGGTTTTTATCCGCTAGCTGCTGGCCGATCTGCAAGCTTTCATCTTTGCCAACTGTACTGGCTTTCACAGTGGTAGGCTTACCCGCATCACCATAAGTAAATCCCTTGCCAAATAACTTCTTGCCTATAGGTTCTGTAATAGCCTTATCGACACTTTTTAGCCATTTATACACATCACTGCCAACGCCCTTTATATACTCAGCGTCATCGCTAAGGTTCTGTTTGGTTAGCCCAACAATACCTTTTTCGTCAACTATCTTGTCAGCTCGGATACCTCGTTCTTTAGCATTGGCATTGGATGCAGCGTGCGCATCTTTTATTTTATCTACACCAGCGCCAACAACTTCACCAACGCGCTCGTCAAACTTGGCCGCAGTTCCACGAATATTTGGCTCATGAATGTGTTTATCTTTTAGACCAATACCATTCTCTTTAAGTCGGCGCTGGAATGTCTCAGCATCAGGAGTAGGCACCGTAAGTCCAGACATTGGATCTGTGTACATAGAAGCCCTAACATACGCGTTAGCCTCCTCTGGTTTACCCCCATTATCCATGTAAAACCTGTACGTCTTTTCCACCGCTGCTTGAGTTTCCTCAATGGTATTAGGGTCGAACTTGAGGGGCTTGCTCTTATTGTCACTAGCATTTTCAGTGATAGCCCTTTTTTGACCATCTTTGGTAGTTATGTTGAGGCCCACAGATCCATCTTCGTTAGGGGCGACCTCTGGCTGAGTGCCAACACCCTCACCCGATGCGCCCCTTGCTACAACTTCAGCGGCAGAACCATAACCGTCAATAGCAGATTGCATGTACGCGCCACTAGTGTCAGAAACATTCTTTCGCTCAGTGGAAATTCTAACGCGCTCATCCTCAGCTACATCCCAATTACGCTGGTCTATGCCGCGTCGGTAGTTTTTCTCTTCCAGCCGAATGGCGTTGTCTTCAATTCGATTCTTCTCGCGCTCTTTAGAATCCGCATAACCCTGAACGGCATTTATAATAGCCGAACCATCTCTCATTCCGTATCCACCTGCCATACTATCCTCCTAAAGCTCCGCCAACACCGCCACCAATACCTGCACCCGCCGCAGCTCCTGCTGGACCGCCAGCTGGACCGCCAGCCATAAAACCAATAGCGCCGCCTGCAATGGCACCGATTTGGGACATAAAACCGCTCTTGGCCGATTTGTGCGCCGCATCGCGTTGGTTCTTTTGTGATACCGCTTGGGACATAGAAGCCGTGCCAGTAGTTTGTAGTTGTTCTGAAATCTGCATTAACTGCACACGCGCTGCTTGTCTATCCGACTGCTGCTGCATATGCCCTTGCGTAATAGCGGCTGTCTGACCTCGTGCTGCACCCAATCCAATAGAAGACTTCTGCGCTGCTCTTTGGCTGGGCAAAAGAGAATTCATAGTGTAGCTCTGCTGGCGATTTGTCATTTCTGTGGCTTTAACGCCAAGCTTGCCCGCATTCTCCCGAGCGCGGTCAATCACCTCTGTACCGCTAGAGTCCTTCATCAGGTTATCTATTAGCGGCTGAGTAAACTTATCGTAGTTCTCAAGCTGCTGGGCGTACATGCTTGTAAGGTTTGCCTCGTAGTCGTCCTCGCCGCTATTAACATTGCCAGAGCCTTCGAAGCCAGCAGTAAACCCCATGCCTCTGCCCATTCTGCCCTGACCCATGCCGCTACTTTGGCTGTCAGTTTTAGTAAATTTATTACCCGCAGTGATATTCTCACGGGTAGTACGGTGTCTACTCATGTCCTGTGGTTCGGTTGAATTTTCCATACTATTGACCTCCCGGTGTCCATGGCTGGACAACACTCATTTGTGTGGTGTCATGCTGTGAAAAAATATCTTGTGCTGCGGATGCCTCTGGAGTGGACTTCTTAGCTGTGCCCGACTTATCGCTATACATATATGCCTGACCCGCCGCTACCGCGATATCCATGCCCGCTTGTTTTTTCTCATTGCTTCGCTGGAAATCGGTCATGCTTTTGTTGTGTCCTAGCTGGGACATAATCCCGCCTGTTCGAGCCGCAGAATAGACTCCGTTAGAAATAGTATTTCGGGCAGAGCTGTAGTTTTTGCCCCCTCCCGTTGCTTGGCCGATAGAGCTTGCCACCTGCTGCATGTTGCCGTCGGTAGAAACGTTGTTCGTGCTACCCGCACGTCGTCTAGCCACTAGTCCCTGCTTTGACCCGTAGGCGTTCTGCGCACTTCCACGAGATTCTTTCAAACCTGTGCTGTTTTTACGCATATCGGCCATGTAGCTGTCGCCCATATTAGCGCGGACTTTTGTGCCCTCACTGAACGTTTTACTGGCGTGCGCCGCCTGTAGCTTCTCGTGCTTAGGCGTTTCTGGCTTGCTTGGGCTGCTCATAAAAGTACCTTACTGTAATTAACCGATTCAACTTTGAACCCACATTCAGCAGATAACTTCGACCAAGCAGGTCTAGGACTGGTGAACGTAATTTTTTGTGTGCCTGTTTTGCGCACGTACTCAGAAAACAGGTCAACACTCTTAGCCAGGCTATCCACTTTCAGGTCGTACGAGGCCGCGATAAGAACGTGGCATACGCCCGGTGTCCACTGGCACACCATAAAACCTACACCCATTATCAAGTGCAAAGTCGCACTGCCGTTCTCAAGTATCCTGTACACCTCGCACGGCTCCAGAGTGCCCTCCCACGACGTTAAACGCGCCAAGTAGGGTTCTATTAGCTCGTAGGCGTGATCGATGTCTGAGGTCGCCACAGGATCAGTTACCACGCGAACCCCGTATTGAAACGAACTGCACGTTTAGGACGTGACCTGTCTTTTCGGGCTTCACGCTTGACCGAGGCTATTGACTCGCGAAACATCGATTCGTACATCACCGATGATTCTGTGTTTGTCCAGCTCTTGTCAGGAATACGTAGTAGCAAAGCCATAGCGCCATTCTGTATGTCTGTAAACCACGAGTCCGCGTATTCGTCTGGGATTTCGGTAATCGACTGCATCGGCTGAAGTTTGACGCCCACTAGCAGCGTTCCGCCGCCAGCACTGCCATCGAGCAAAACGCTATCTCTAGTGTGCGAAATATACTGAGGGTTGCCCGCCTGTATTTCCATCCGCTCTGGCAGGGTAGTTACTATTTTTGTGCGAGTATCATCTTGCGCCGTGTGGTACGCGTAATCGTTCATAAGCACATAAGTATTACTAGGCAAACCCAAGTAATACTCAGTAGTGCCGGAAACCACAGGAATAACCTCCTTCAACTTCCACGCTTCCGTTTCTTTAAAGAAACGCTGTATAGCCTGCACAACTTGGCGGGCTATAGTCGAGTCTAGTGGCTCCGGGCAATCAAGTCGTATAAGATCAACCCATTCGCTTACGGTAGCCATTTATTTTGCGCCTACCGGCGTATCCCTAGTGCCCGCGTTGTTCTGCTCCATACTAGCCAAGGAGTCCGCTATCTGACTCTTGTACATGCCGTAAAAATCATCAGACTTTTGTCTGAAATAGGGTTCTTCACTAAGCTTAGAAAATGCACGAAACAGGATATAGTTAGTCACAACCGCTGTGTACATATCGGGTAGTGGGTATGCGTCTTCTAGCGCAGTAACTTTTGTGGGTGGACCACTGCTGACTATTCGTATCTCCGCGCCAACTAAGGCAGGCGGATACACGTAAAAAGTGCGAGGGTCAGTAAGGCTAGGCATATAGCGCAAAACAGTAGTACTGCCCGTGCCCGCCATCCAGTTTGGGTCTTCGCTGTCCATAGTGGCGCGGCTAACTCTTCGGATAATGCGACCTTCCTCACCCGCGATAATATTGCAGATACCCTCAAGCAACCTTGAGTTACCCGTAGGTATGCCCTGCTTTGCGCCCGCTATCAAGGGAACATCAGCTGTATTACTGGTCGCCTCCGGTCTAACACGGGATACTTCAGCACACGCCTCATTAAACCAAGTAATTAACTCAGCGTCTTTCCACTGGATACCACCGCCGTCCATATCCCGCAGGATTAGTCGAACCTTGTCAGTTATGATTTCACCTACGGTATATGACATGCTTTAATTCCTAATGTTTATTTTGATTTAGATACGTCGTAATCTTGCTTGATTAGATCTTTCTCAGCCTGATCCGAAGCCTTTTTCAATGTCTCTGCTTTACGCTTTACCGCATCAGCTGTGCGGCGTTTAGCCAACTTAGCTTCTTTTTCGTCAGAGGCTGCATCTTCCGCCTCACGACTTTCTTTAGCCTCAATGAAGTCTTCCTGAGGAACTAGGCCGTTGGCCAGTGCAAGTTCTTCCATATGCTCGGCCACTTCACGAGTCTCGCCTACAGCGAATGTCATGCAGTGTCCACCAAGCTCAGAGGTAAAGCGGATAGGGTTTCTTTGGTGATTCTTAAATTTCATTTTGGGGGTTCCAATAAGTTTAAAATGCGGGGTCACTGCTATCCCTAGCAGCTTCCCCCCAAACTTTTACCTAGATTGCAGTGTCAATACGAATGACACCGTAATCCTGTTTCACGTTGCGGTTAAGCGACGCTTTGTTGTCTTTAAACTGCATTTTCTTCATAGAGAAGATTTTGCCGTAAGCAATACCGTAGTTGTTGCCGTAATCGAAGTGATCGCGCTCATCCCACTCTGGAGTATCCAAGTCAATGAAGCCCATCGCTTGAGCACCACACATGATGCCCGTACAGCCTTCAACGTTAGTGCCAGAACCCCATTTAGTGGATACACCCATTGTAGTAGGTACGTGACGGAACTCGTGAATGTAGAGACCATCTACAATGTAGCTGTCGCCGCCAGCAAACAAAGTGTTGCTATCACCGCGAACACCAGCATGACGAGCGTTAGCAATGAAATCAGCATCTAATTTCAATGTAGCAAGCGCCATAGGGTGTAAGAACAAGTGGAAAACCTCAGAACCGCCGTTACCGCGTATACCACGTAGGTAACGGGTTTTAGCAGTAGCGCATAAACGGACGATGTGCTTATAGCCAATCTTATCCGCAGCAACCATCACAGAGGTGTCGCCAGTTTCTAGAGTGCCGTCAGAAACAACACGTAAGTGACGCTCAGAAGTAGCAGCAGAAGCGTAGTTGAACTCCAAGTCAGACAAGTTTGACTCAGAAGCAGCAGCACCTTGGCTGGCACGAGCTGAACCATCGTTGTTCTGTGCGAAACTTAAACCAGCTAAGGTCAAGAATGCCATTTGGTCCATACGGTCTGATAACCAATATGAAAGATTGTCTTTAACTTCGGTACGGAAGTTAACAACAGTCATCTGGTCGTTTAACTTACCAGTGTTTTTGATAGCGTTACGTAGCATATCGACTTTGAGTTTTTCTTGGTGAGCGGTCAACGAGGCTTCGTGCCCAGTTAATACTTTGTCACCAGTAATACCGTCACCGATCAAATCAGGGACTAAAGTAACGATTGCTTCGTCGCCTTTCTCTGTTTTGGTTAATGAAGTAATACGTTGAATCATTGAGTTAGCACCAGTTCCCATGAACTTAGTGATAAACATTTTTTCGCGAGCTTGATGCCAAACGTCACGTGACCATACTTTTTTCTGGTCGGGGCCTAGTGCGGCAAAGTTAGTAGCAGACATTGTGCTTTCCTTTTTGTGTCCCAAAGTACGAAGCGACTCCAGGGACTATTAAATTAATCCGAGTGATGTCGTCCCGTTACGTGGGTCTTGCGAAAAGCACCGTTAGCCTTACAGTGGGAAGCAGTTTGTTTTTACAAGGCACCACCTTGACGTACGTGTATTATAAGTAACTGCTGGGATAAATCAACAGTTACTTATATATTAGATTACAGGTAATCGCCTCTGGCGCGAGCCTTAGCGTCTTCGCTTAGTCTTGAGAACTGGGAGTCACTGATTTTAGTCAGGTCAACCACTGGTGCGGGTTTCTGTGTTGAACCACCACCTAGCTTGCCCTGCTCTTTCTCGGCAAGTGCAATTTTTCCAGCCACGTCCACTCGTTTTTTAGAGGGTGCTTTCGCTACCGATTTGCGGTCGACAAGTCCATGCTCCGAAGAAACAATCCTAACCGCTTTGCGAAGTGCTTCCGCAGCACCCACGCCTCGGTCAATGTATATGTTTCGGGTCTCGACCACTTCGTCAATTAGTCCGTCATCCGCAAAATCACCGCCAGCCACTAACTCAGGGAATCGCTCACCTTGGAGCTGCGCCTCTTGGCTAAGACTGTTGTTCTCGCGTTCAATGTTAAGTTCACTTCGAACACGAATATCAGTTTCCGCAATAGCATCGGCGCGAACTTGTGAAGACTGGTTAGACATCATCTCCGCAAATATCTCGAAACCTTTTTCAGTCTCGCCATCGAGCATTGCATTCTGCATGGCTGCAAATTGTTCTTTAGTAAAAGGTTTGGCAGCAGGAGTCTGCTCACGAGAATATTGCTCAGAGGCTTGCTCCGGCGCTTTGTTTTGTAGATCCCTAATCTGCCGCTCAAGCGTTTTACGCTTCTCGATTTCTTTATTCAGTCGGTCTCTTGGGACTTGGCCTTTGACTGGTTTCGGTTTTTCCTCGGCCTCCTCCTCGTCAGGATCATCAGCTTCGTCAGGCTCGTCAGTTTCCTCCGTCCCCTGTCCATCGACCTCACTATCAGTGTCAGTATCAGTATCAGTATCACTACCAGCACTATCACTTGGATCAGTATTTGTATCGGTATCATCGGTTCCTTCCTCGCTCGGTACAAAATCGTCACCACGGTCTTCAACTATTGTTTCGGCTGCTTCGCTAGACTCGGCCGTAGCATCGCCCCCGAACTCGTTGTTCGTTACGGGGATAGAATCTACGTAAATGTTATCGGGGTCACTCATTTATCTTTACTCTTTGGTTGGGGGGGTTTTTCTTTCTTGTCAGCTATAGCCATATCCATAGACTTCATAGCGACAGAGGTTTGTAAGCGTTGGACATTCATAGTGTTGGCGTTCTGGTGTCCACGGGCTGCCAGTGCAATACGCAGCGATAGCTCTTTTTCCTTTAATGCACGTTGAACTTCTAGCTTCTGAGTTTCGATGTCAGCTTTGTTAAAGTCTTCCAACGACTCAGCGTTCATCTGTTTCTCAAGCGCACTAGCGCGTGCCAGTTCAATATCCGCATCGGCCTTCTCAAGCTCCTTCTGCAACATGCCTATTTGGTGTTCCATCTGGAGTTCTTCGAGGGCCGCTTGCTCTTCACTCTGCTCGCCAAACCCTTGTGAATCTTTAAGGAACTTAGCCAGTTCCATACGCTTAGTCAGTCTCGAATACTGGACTATAACGTGATCTGGTATCGCAACGCCCATCTCGCGCAGACGAATAGCTTCGTCCATTTCTTTGTCGGCTAAACTTCCACCGGAAGGTCGATACCCTACTTCTGTGCCGTAGTCACCCACGGTGATGTCGTTCAATATGTTGCCATCGTCCTGCGGTACATTTACACCAACCTGCTCGTTGCTGCCCTGCGCCATCATGATGTCATCACCGATGATGTTGAAGTACCGGGTCTCAGTATAAAAGTCCTGGACTAACTCAAGTATTTTCTCAAGCACAGTTCGCCGGCAACGTTTTAGGTTACTTAGCACCACAGATACTTGCACCTGTCCACGCATGGTAGCAGCCTCTTGCGCTCTACCCGATTGGTCTGCTCTAGCCGTTCCAAGCATCGATGCGTTAACCGATGAAATCTCACGGATGGTACTAGCCGCTTTTTGGCTGATTCTGTCTATGCCCGTAGGTATAGAGTTAGGTGTAATCTTTTCTGGTGCCTCATAGCCGCGTTTGTACTGAAGCACAAGGCCAGTTTCGGCGCCCCGCTCCTCTAAATCTTCCGCGTCCATGTCAACCAGTGAGTCTTCCTGTATCACCCAGCCTGAGTTGGCCGTCGTATTAACAATGTGCAACTCCTGCGAGCTTGTCTTGTTAAGCAGGTTCTGCGGGTCAATAAGGTTGTCTACCGCTGAAAATGGATTGCCACGACGAAAATAAGGGAAAAACGGTACAATTGTAAATGAGCGGTATATCGACCAGTCGTCTTTGAGCAATACGTCATCGCAAGACACGACCATACGAACACGGCGACCCTTACGCTTAATTACCTCAAAACCGTACTGTTGAGCAAATGCTTCGCGAGACTCTTTATCCGCACCATATGGAACCGCACGTAATGCGCCCGTTATCGGGTCGACAAAAAACCACTGCTCTGCCACTTTAAAGAATTGTCTTTCGACTACTCGGACTCTGTTTAGCTGAGTACGCGCTGAATTGTCTCGCGTCGCAGGTGAATCGCCTCCAAAAGTACGATCACCAAAATCAAAGTTGTCGTCGTGTCCACTGCCCGTATCTTGGGCCATTACCTGAACTTTCTCTACTTTATCCCAGCCGTACGTAGCCCCTATTTCATCAGGAGTCATCCAGCGGGATATAAATACTTCGTTCCACGTTTTAGGGTCCATTTCTTTGGCTTCACCGTCGATTATTACATCGATTGGGTCTTCCATTGATATGCACACTTTGCCCTGAATGTTTTTGAGGAAACTCATGCGAACGTCGAAATAACCCCTGCCGCCAATCAAGCCATCCGAAAACACGTTTTCTTCTATGTCGTCATAGTTGTTTTCATTTAGGATCACACGCGCAATCTTGTTAAGGGCAAAAGCTGTAGCTTCTGTACCAGTGTCCAACGGGGTAAAGTGTGCGTCGACTTTTCTGTCAAGCTGCTCGCCAATCATGGCGTTAACCGTAGAAAGTATTAGATTCAACGTAAGTGCCGGACGTCCTTCACGCTCTAAGCGCTCTTTGTCCGCTTTATCCCACTGCTCACCCGCGTAAAACTTGTCATTTCTTTTAGCACGCTCGGTATAGAGTGCGTGGCCTGTTTCTAATGCTTCGCGGAAACGATGATGGTTATCTGCCGCTACTTGTGATGTAGCACCATCGGATTTTTTAAGCGATTCTGGCATCTAGCTATTTGCTCCAATTTGGCGGTGCTTTTTTGGGGTGTCGCAATACGCCACTAATAATATCAGTAGAATTTATGCGCATAATATCAGTTACTGTTAAGATAGTGTACTATTTATGCAGACATGCCCGATTTATGGCGCTTACCCTTCTTGCCCCCTCCAAATTGTGACAATTTATCCTTAAACGACTTAGGGGAAACAATTTTCTTTTCGTTTCTCACGCCAAATAACATAATCATTTGTCCAATCCACGCTAGAGCATCCACTTGGTCATCGTTTTTGCCTAGGGGGAACTTCAGCAGCTCATTTTGGAGTGATGACATCCAAGGTGTCGACTCGAGTGTTGGGAAGTAGACCTTATTCTGCTCCATACGACCCTGAAGTGGCCTAGCACGAACGCCTTTGTCCACGCCGCGCGTTCTCAGCTTCTCGTATCGCAGTGATATACCCTTCTCCTGCTCTGCTTTTTGTATGAATGGCTCAAGAGTAAGTTCAATCTGACCCGTTTCTATGCCGAATAGCTCTGGCCCATACTTCACTTGTATCTCAAACATGCGTTCGATGATGCCCAAAGCGTTCCATCGGCCACGCACTATGTCGAGCAGCCATATGTTCTGCTGCCTGTCGATACCGACCACGGCAAATACCGAATAATCCGCCGTTTGCTTAGTCGATATAGCCAAATCCGCTGCTGCGTAAACTCTTAGGTCACCGATTGGGGGACATTCAGCGGGTTTGTAGTATCTGAACATGTTTCTGGTGAAATAATCACCATCATCACTGACGGGTTTTTGCTGGTACAGCGCCTCCCAATCTCGGGGTATCATGTTCCGTTTTATACGGCGTAGCGCAGCAAGTGGGTAACGCTCCTCGTGCAGTGGCTCGCCCTCTTTGCGATACAGCTCATCAAATGTGGCGATAGCTGGATATTCCACCAAGTCCCACTTATCCACGTCGTCTGAAACAGGTTTACCCTCCTCTTTGGCTTCTTTTTCCGCTTCTGCCAGCTCAAATAGTAGGTGACCCGCTAAGTCATCGTCATGCCAGCGCGTCTGGATTATCAATATCCCGCCCCCGGGTGCAAGACGTGTGTAGAAGGCTGATGAATACCAGTCCTTCACTTTTTGGCGAACCGTTTCCGACTCAGCTTCTTCTCTGTTTTTGACAGGGTCATCGATTATGCCCACGTGTGCACCACGACCTGTTATGGGTCCACCCACACCTGCCGCAGTGAGACCTCCGCCCTCATTAGTCACCCATTTACCCACGGACTTCGAATCTGTGGATAGTCGAGTTTTAAATACCGACTTGTACTTAGGCTCGCCAATCAAATCTCGACATTTACGTGAAAAATCCTCCGCCAAGTCTGCTGCATACGAGCATATGATTACCTCGTGCTTCGCATTGCGCCCCAGATACCAGCTTGGAAATGTCTTCGAGCCTATCTCTGATTTTCCGTGTCTCGGTGGCATTGTGATCATGAGTCGGGGACTTTTCCTGTTCTCCACATCACTAGCGAACTTCTCCAGACGCTCACATATATCTGCATGTACCCACCCCGGTGAATAGTCAGGGTTTACGCGTTTAATGAACGGAAGTAGTCGGCGCCTTGCAAGTTCTCGCTCCGCCAACTCCTTCTTAGCCTCTGCCTCTTTGTCAAACTCTGCTTTTTCCTCCTGCGTAACACGTATCACCTCCTGCTCTATTCGAGCCACTTCTTCATGGTTGTTAGGCTGCTCAAATATGCCAAGTTCTTTGGCGCACACGATGCAGTTCTCCTTGTCGTACATCTCAAAGTGTTCACGTGTCTTTAGGCACTCGAGACATTGTGCTTTCATGCTCATTATTCTTGCACCTCTACGTAATCAGCAGGTGACAATTGGATATCCTGGCCTGTAATTTTTAACAGCTCTTTGTCGTCCATCTCCTCTAGTTGGTCACGTCGAGTAATGTTCACCTCTACCCGTTCAGGCGTAGCTAGGCCGTGGAGTTTTACAAGTGAATCGACAGCACGAATTTCTTCTGCCGCTGTTTCAGCTTTAGCGTGGGACTCAAGGTAGAGAACCGTTGCGTCGTCTTTAGTGAAATCTATTGCACCCGCGTTAATGGCCATCTGCCGCTGCATTTCTCTCAAGTAACTAATGCAGAGTTTTATGTCATCTCTGTCAGCCATCTCAGCGACCGCTTTGGCTGGGTAACGAAAACCAGCTGCCCTAGCTGCTGCGCTGGGATTAAGCCCCTGAGTCCTGCGCTGCACATATACCTCTTCCTGAGATGTGAGTTTAGCGATGCCCAATGAACCGTACTGGCTAGATAGTGTTTGGAGGGAGGTAGTTGCCATATCTCATTTATTAGTTACTTATAATTGTCAATATAATACCACTAATATATATAAAAAATTTAGGAAAAAATATTTTTGGAATTTTAAAAATGGAAAGTCGTCAATCTGGGGACATTGCTTGAGTGGTGTTATGTAGGGTGGTTCGCGTCATCGGCACCCGCTGTTCCTTTCGAGTCTGAGGGGAGCGTTTCAAACCCAAAGTGGATTGAACCTACTTGGGACTCCAACTTAATAAAAGGTAGACATTATGAAAACATTAATCACTTACAACCGCTCAAACATTATGACACTTGCATGGGACTTCATCACTGTCCTAGGCATGGACAAGGCGCGTGCTATGCACCGCGCATGGAGTATAGCGCGTCAACAGCGTGAGGACTTCTTGGTGACAGGTGAGGTATATGTGGTTAATGCATACACACCATGCTGCATCATGGTGTGTGAGGATGATGTGGCAGGGCTAGTGACTGCACACGTAGAGGCAGCAATAGCATGGGACAAGGCGCACATAAACCTTGACCTAGTGGTTAAGCTCAATGCCAAGCTAAATGACAGCAGGCTCGCTGTCTACATACAACAACAACAAGGGGAAGCAGCATGATATTCACTAAGGATGGCGGCTTTATGTATCAAGGTCAGTATTACAAAACCCTGCGTGCCGTGTGGTACGCAGCAACCAATGCCCAAAAAGGGGAAGCAATATGAGAAATCCAAAAGCAGTACAAAACTTCGCAGCAGTATGGAATGCTGCGACGCTAATCAAAGCACCCTCTTACCTAGAGAGTGTGGGAAATGGCACGCTAAGCGGTGGCCTAGCCGCCAGTGTTAAGGAAAACACACGGTTCTTGGCGAACCACATTGGTAATAAGGCATACATTGATGCCGAAATTGCCAACAGGATGAAACATGGGTGGACAATGCCCAACGAAGACCGCTCAATGATGGCCAATGCCACCAAGTCGGTCAAATGGATGCGCATCACAGAGGATGAGGAATGTGAGCGCAAGAACGCGCTGGCAGTTGATGATACCCACAGACTTGATGGTGATGGCAGGCTAACAACTTCATGGCCAATGGGGTTCACACCCTCAGATGGCTTCATCCCAACACGGTGTGAGCACACCGAAAAGACGTATGGTCAGTCTGAGATGCCAGAAGGGGCATATGAGCTCATAAAGGCCAGAGGGGACATTATCCCCAAGGTCGAGCTAAGTGGCGCATACCGCCAAGCACTTGGCATTGTGGAGAAATTACTGTCAACAGGGGAAGTGACAGTCAATACAGAGGAAGAATTACATTGTCTGGTGAGAGCCAAGACAGAAGAGTTAGGCGACCCTGTAAAGGTCAAGAGGGAAGAAGAAGAAAACGCTATAAAGCGTTTTCTATAATCCCCGCTAGTCCGCATAACCAAACGAGCTTGTGACTACAATCACAAGCTCACTTTAAACTTAAAGAGAGTAATTAACAATGAAAAATGTATTAAACAGAATCGCAACGTCTATCAAAGCCAATAAAGAAGACGGGAAGGATTTCGGTCCAGTGTCTACATTGAACTGGGTTGAGTCTGGCATGGTATGGGATCACAACCTACACCAACGCGACATGTTCGGCAGAGCTTGTTTCGCGATGGTCAAGCAGATAGGAGAGACACGCCATGAGTTGCCCCCACTCAGAGCTGTAGTGGAGAAACATGCTGGGTTGATGGAAGTTAAGGCAGACGCGAGTTATGAGGAGATAGCATTCCTCAACAAGCTGTTGTGCGAGGTACAGAATAAGCCCCACCCTAAGTCGTGGGATGAGCTGCCAGTGGCGGCAAACGTGGGAATCTTCAACTTCAGAGTGGAGAGCGATGAGGTGCTCAAAATGCAAGAGAAGATGGCCATACACATCAAGAACATGAAGGAAGTGGAGCGTAAGCTTCTATCAGATGTCAACAAGGAGAAGCGCAGTGGCAAAGAGGTATCCCTTGAGAGAAATGGTCAGGAGTATCCAGCCAACGTGGTCACCGCATTCAGTATGGGTAAGGCACTAGATGCTGCAATCAAAGCAGCTAATGAGGAATACGTCACGCATACCGTGAGAACCAAGGATGACTTGGAGTCGCACATGATTAAGGATGCAACGAAGCGTGACATTCATTGGGCAGCTCTTTACTTCGCATTCTATGCTATGGAGCAGGAGATTAAATCTTTCTTGCAAGAGAATGACAACATGGGAGTCATGCAGGACTACCTCTTCCCCAAGGGAATGGTAGAGAACAAGATAGGCCGAGTTAAGATGGGGCCATTGCTATCCAGTTGGTTCTGGCTGTCAGTAGCCGCTAAGAACCACAAGCCAGCAGAAGAGGGTGAGTTCGATACAGCGGGATGGTTGGACAGCCAGAGAGCTAAGATGAATCACAAGCTGGCACAGCTTGATGATGAGCAGTATGAGGGTGGGCACTATGAGATGGAGGGTGAAGCAGCCCTTATTGAGAAGGAAGCGCGTCATGAGTTGCAAGGGAGATTGGTGCCACTACATGAGAAAGTGTGGCCAATAATTGAGCGCATCAATATGGTGACAACCTTTGGGGACGAGTTTTGGGACAACACATTCCAAGACATGACAGAGTATCCAGTTCAAGACCTCAAACGTTCTGAGCGTGGTATCGGGGAGGCATTAGGAAGAATGGAGGAGCTTAAACACCTACCTGCTGAGACAATGAGCTTGTTCGCCGAGTTGATGGCACAAGCATAGCAAATGCTGCCCCTTCGGGGGCACATTTTAATAAGCATTCAATGAGTGTTTATTAAAATGTAGTGATCTACCGCTGCACTAACATAGCCCCACTTCAGGGGGACAACTAGCCTTGGTATATCCAAGGGTGGCAGGGCGCAGAGGTGTGTATCATGTCGAGCGTTCCTTACAAGCAATATAATAATATAATGTAATGAGTGTGAATTGTGTCGTGCGTGTGTCGTGTGTCATACGATAAGTTTGTTGTGTTGTGTTGTGTTGTGTTGTGTTGTGTTGTGTTGTGTTGTGTTGTGTTGTGTTGTGTTGTCGCTTGTGTGTTGGATGTGGAAAAGGTTTCATTATGCGACATTCCACTTAACGTCAACAATCGACACCAATGACAGTCGCAAGCTTGCTGGAAGAACATGCACTCGCATTCGCTCGCGCATGTTCTGCCTCTGTCATGGGTGTCAAGTGTCAAAGTAGATTGCATGACACAACATAAACTTTGTCCCCCTCCACCCCACGCGACACAAGGGTTAGGCTATCCTAATTATCATGTCGCATTTTTTAAGGGGTTAGGTGAAACAGTTTAATTAAGTTAGAACTATCAAAAAGCTTTTTAAGTCGGTAGGCAGAGATCTACCGACTACCATAAACAATAAATAGCAAAGGAGTATCACGATGAGTATAGTCATAGCAGAAAGAGGTCAAGCAATGATCGACCTACTAAAACAACAAGGAAACGAGGCAATCAACGCCTCGGCCAAATGTTTCGA